TTGAGTAGCCCCCGACTCAGGCGGTCCGGGACGCCCGACGGCACGCTGAACCCCATGACCGCACGCTACTGCTCCCTCGCGCAGCAGTCGGCTCCGGCGTTCGCGCCGGGACTGGCCGCCGAGCGGCTGAGTGCGCTCATCGGCGGCAGCCGGATGTGGGTCAACAGCACGGTCCTGCACTACTGCTTCTTCGACGGCGATACCGACGGGTCGGTCATCCCGGTTCCGGGGACCGGTCAGTCCCGCCGGGTGTCGTGGGTGGGGGACGAGAAGCAGCGGGACGTGGTGCGCGAGTGTTTCCAGGAGTGGCAGGACCTCGGGATCGGGGTGAGGTTCGCCGAGGTCGGCGACCGTTCGGAGGCCGAGCTGCGCATCGGGTTCCAGATCGGCGACGGCTCCTGGTCGACCGTGGGCAAGGACGCGCTCCTCGTCGGTCTGAACGAACGCACCATGAACTTCGGCTGGGACCTGACCGCGCCCGGGGAGCGCGGGACGGCGCTGCACGAGATCGGGCACGCGCTGGGCATGCTGCACGAGCACCAGAGTCCGTTCGCCGGCATCCACTGGGACGACGAGGCCGTCTACGCCGACCTGGCGGGCCCGCCGAACTTCTGGAGCCGGGAACGGACCAGCTTCAACATCCTGCGCAAGCTGGACCCGGACGAGGTCAACGGCTCCGTCTGGGACCCGCAGTCGATCATGGAGTATCCCTTCGAGGCGGGGCTCATCCTGGAGCCGGAGCAGTACCGTGCGGGCCTCAACCCGCCCGGCTCGCTGTCGGCCGCCGACAAGGAGTACGTCCTGCGCTGGTACCCGCCGGCCCAGCCGAGCCGGCCGCCGGCGCTGGTGCCCTTCCGGTCCGCGCCGCTCGGGCTCGGCCCGGGTGAGCAGGCCGACTTCACCGTGGAACCGCCGGAGACCCGCGAGTACACCGTGGGCACCTTCGGCGACGGCGACAGCGTGGTCGTGGTCTTCGAGGAGCGGGACGGGGAACCCCGCTATCTCTCCGGCCGGGACGACGGAGGCACTCCGCACAACGCCGTGATTAGGGCCCGTCTCGTGAAGGGCCGCCGCTACTTCGTCCGTGTACGCCTGTACTCCGCGTGGGGTTCGGGGGAAACCGCGGTCATGTGCTGGTGACAGCACGACAGGCCGCACGGGCGAGGCTGGACCACTGTCCGGCGCCGGGGGAATGGCCGGAAGTACGTAGCCTTCGGGGGAAGGTAGTGCTTAGGGGCACCGAGATACGTACCCGGCCTGCCGGGTCCGCTGCACGGGGGTGGCAGCGGACCCGGCTTAATCGTTGATCAGGGGTTTTCAGTCGGCGGTGACTTCGTTGACGAGGTCGAGGATGTCTCCGAGGCGGCCACGCATCCGCTCGACGAGGAGGATGAGGCCGGCCGCGTCCAGGCGTCCGAGGTCCTGCGCGCGTGCGTCTTCAAGGTCGCGGCGGGCGAATTCGATTCGCGTCTTCTGCCCCTCGGTGAGGTGCCCATGTGTAGGAGCATGCTCGTGCGTCATTTGTCACCTGATACGTGCGGTGGGCGGAACGGGTGCCTGAGGGGTGCTGTAATCGTTTGCCTACACTGCGTGCGTTGACAATAGGCCAAAGATCACATCATCCGAACGGGTGTTTTATTCACCTGGGGCTTGCGCGACACCAGACTCCTTGATCTAAAAATGCCTGGTTTACCGTGCTGACTCGCGATCATGTACCCCAGAAGCGTGGGCGGGGTGCCCGATCACCCTGACGACGCCTGGCTCGCGGACCGACTCCGCACCATCGCTGACCGCATCCGCCTCGAACGCAAGCGGCAGAACCGCACCCAGGAATGGCTGTACCTGACGGCCGGCGTCAGCAGGTGGGCTGTCCAAGACGCCGAGTCAGGACTCGGCAACCCAACGACGCGGACGCTCCTGCGAATTGCCCGCGCTCTGGACGTCCCGCTGTCCACACTGCTTGAGAGGGAAGATTGACCCGCCGCCGGCGCTGGTCTCCGACACCGGCGGCGGGCCGTGGCCGCTCCCGCGGGGGAGCACGAGCGGCCGTTCATCCCTCCCGTACCGGCTCGTCGGCGCGCGACGCGAGAGAGGTCAGGGTCCGCCTGCGCGGGCACCGGCCACGGTGCGCGTACACCGTGATACCAGCGCCTGAGGCAGAGGAGTGGTCGTGCTGAATCTGCTGCTCGTCCGGGTAGATGCGGGCGCTGCATCGGGCGCAGTACTTCACCGGTACTCCCTCATCAGCCGTCGCAGCGTGAGCCCGGTCTCGCAAGCGGAGGCATCGTCGACGCACTGCTCGCACAACGGCGCGTGGTCATGCAGGGCGGCCAGCGCCGCGGTCTGGACGCAGCGGTGGTGGGCGCGCGGGAACCAGCGCATCCCAGGGTCGCGGCCGTCTAGGGGACTCAGGTGCTCGCCGAGGTCGACTGCCGTCTCCGGGGTGAGTGGGGTGTCGTCGGGGCACCAGACGCAGCTGGCGCCTCGCGTCTGCGCGTCCGCCAGGCCGTCCAGGTCGGGGAGTGTGAGCAAGGCGAGTGCCTCGCGGGAGTCGACTGTGCTGTCCGTGCGCGTGCTCATGCGGACCGCCCTGCTCGCTCGCTGTCTTCCAGGGCGGCCCGCAGGGCGGCGGGGTCGGTGATCCATCCGTCGTCGCCCGGGCAGACCCGCCAGTGTGGATCGCGGCCGTGAGTGCGTCGAGGTGGAGGGATCGCCACGGTCGCGCCTGCGCCGAGAGCGCGTGTGCCGGCCACCTCCCACCGGGCGGCCGTGCCGACCGGGGTGAAGAAGTAGAGGAGCTTGGTGAGCGGGTCGTCGACGACGGCCCCGCAGCGTGAGCCGAGGATCGCAACGGCCGGAACTCCGACGGCGCGCGGTACGCGGATGGCGTCCCAGTCGTGCCCGGCGTCCTCCAGGGTGCAGCCTGCGGCGGACGGTAAACGCGTGGGTGGCATCGGTACTCCTCGGACGCCTTGTGGATCAGGTGCGTACAAGGGTGGCCCTGCAATTGCACGGCGCCGAGGACTCTGAGAGGTCTTTTCGGTGCCGGAAACAGGACTTTCGTGCGCCCGGGAGGGTGGCCGCTGGCCAATTGGAGGACTCGGGGCGACACTTGCGGCAGCGCTCAACCAGGAGGTGCAGCAGTGGCACGCCCCGCAGGGAATTTCCGCCTTAAGGCCGCCCGCCTCGCGGCCGGTTACCACTCTCAGCAGGCCCTCGCCGACGCCCTCAAGGTCGGCGTCCGGCAGGTCCGCCGGTGGGAATCCGACGCCCCGCCCTTGCCTCAGCCTGAGGTAGGACAGGCTCTCACACGCCTCCTCGGCCAGGAGCTGGAAGCGCTCGGATTCACCCCGCCCGGGGGCGCCGCCGCCGGGCCCGCACGGCGCACCGTGCTCGCCGCGGCCGGAGGACTCGCCGCCGTCCCCACCCAGGCCGTCGCCGTACAGCCCGCGACCGCGGCCGACGACTACGCGGCCGTCACCCGCTCGCACCGGCGGCTGTACTGGTCCGTCGCGCCGGCGACCCTGCACCCGGCCGCGCTCGCGCACGCCACCTTTGGCTGCGCCCTTCTGCCGGAAGCTGTCGGCCAGACCCGGCAGCGCATCGCCGCGGCCCTCGCCGAGACCTGGCTCCTCGCCGGACGCATCGAGTTCTTCGACATGCGGGAGGCCGACCGTGCGCAGCAGACCCTGCTGCGTGCCTTGCAAGCCGCAGGCGAAGCCGACGATCCCCTGCTCGGGGCTGCAATCCTCGCGCACACCGCGTTCATTCCCGGGTGGGCCGGTGACCGGGAAGCGGCGGTCGAGCGAATGGTGGCCGCGCGGACCTACGCCCGGCGCGGGCCGGCGTCGGCTGAGCTGCTGGCGTGGCTGGACGCCGTCGAGGCCGAGTGCGAGACCCGGTGCGGGAACGCGCGCACGGCCCTGCACTTGATCCGGCACGCGGAGGATGTCCTCGCCGCGGGCAGTGAGCACGAGTCGCCTGAGTGGCTCGACTGGTTTACCCCGGTACGGCTGGCCGCCTTCAAGGGGAACACCGAGCTGCGCGCTCGCCACCTCCCGCAGGCCCGGGAGACGCTGCTTGGGGTGCTGGAGGCGCTCGACCCGGCCGAGGAGAAACAGCGCACGGTCGTCCTTGGAGACCTCGCTGCTGTCGAGGCGGCGGCCGGTGATCCGGAAGCGGCGTGCGGGTACGCGCTGCGGGCGCTCGATCAGCTGGAGCGGACGTGGTACGCGATGGGCATGGACCGTGTGCGGGAGGTGCGGCGCACGCTGGCGCCGCACCAGCACGAGCAGTGCGTGCGCGACCTCGACGACCGGCTGTATGGCTGGTCGACGACGGTGAGCGCGCTCAGCCGTTGAACTCGGCGATCCTGCCGGGCAGTTCCAGGAGGCTCTCGACCCTGAAGGTCGGGAGCTTCTCGGCTTCCTCGGTCCGCCACTGGATGGTTGCCCACGGGCCGCGGTGCACGAGAGCGCTGTGCATGCCTGCGGCGACGGCCGGGCGGAGGTCGTTGTCGACGCGGTCGCCGACGTAGAGGATCTCGTTGGTGGCGAACGGGGTGACCTCGGCGACCCGCTCGAAGAAGAGTGGGTCGGGCTTGCTGGCGCCCCAGTCGTCCGAGGTGCCGATCAGGTCGACGTCGTCGGTGAACAGCTCGCGCAGTAGCCCTCCTGCCCGGACCGTCTGGTTGCCCGCGATGCCCAGCCACAGCCCGTCCGCCCGCAGCTGGCGCAGGGCCGGGCGTACGTCGGCGTAGAGGTCTTCCTCGCCGAACCACTCCGGCTGACCAGCCGCGGCCCGCTTCTCCCGCTCCTTGTAGAGGTCGAAGCCGGGCCGGAACTCCTGGAACACCTCGCGGTAGTCCCTCCCTTGAGCGATGACCGCGCCGAACATCGAGTGGAAGGTGTGGCGCGGTACGCCGAGCCAGTCGGCCCATGTGCCGTACTCGCGGGTCTCGTCTACGAGGCACTCACCAACATCGAAGATCACAGCTCGAATCATGCGGGCAGGGTATCGGGCGCCGTGAGTCATCTGGATTGGCGGCCGCCGGCATGAGTGAATCGCCGCTGCGATCTCTAGACTTGGGGGTATGTCCCCCAGCCTCCCGAGCCCGGGCTCGGTGCGCCCTGCTGCCGTGGTGAACGAGGACATCCGGCAGCTTGCGAGACGTGCGTGGGGGCGGCCGTTCACGGATGAGGAACGGGCCCGGTATGAGCTGCTGGTGGTGGAGTGGACGGTTGCGGACCGGGCCGAAGTCGTGAAGGCGGCCTGAGCTAAGCGGCCTGCCGTCGCTGCGTCACACCCCACAGAGCCAGCAGCGCTACACCCTGCTGCTTCCCCGGGGCGTCCCCCGGCTGCGACGCGTCATCCTTCCGGCAGACCAAGGCGTCCGGATCCCAGGACGGGGCCTGCCACGAATAGCCGTCAGGGCAGGACTGCCCCGCTGGCCCTGCTGGCCCCTGCTCGCCGCGCTCACCCTGGGGCCCCTGTGGACCAGGAACGGTCGAGTCTGCCCCTGGCTCCCCCTGAGGCCCTTGCGGGCCGGGCACCGTGGAGTCCGCACCAGGCTGCCCCGGAGCACCCGACGCCCCCGGCGCGGGCGTGATCGTCGGGGCAGCCTGGCCGGGCTCACCCTCGGGTCCCCGCGGCCCCGGGATCGGCACAGGTACTTCCGCCCGGGCGGGCAGATTGGCCACGGCCTTCGTCGGGTCGGGTGCCACCGGGGTAGCGCCTTCCGCCTTCACCTGCTCCCGCAGCGCCCGCACGTCCCCCGCGAGCGTCGACACCGCCGTCCCCCGCAGATCCGCTTCCTTCGCAGCGGCCGCATACCGCTGGTCCTGCTCGCGGTCCTGCGCGTCGATGCGGTGCCACAGCACCAGGGAGATCCCGAACAGAGCGACGAGGGCGCACACGACCGCGAGGCCGCGCCAGTGCAAGACGATCGTGCGCTCTGTCCGGGTCATGGCGGGATGGTTCCTCCGAGTCGGGTGACCTCGATCTCCAGCTGAGTGATGCGGATGAGATCGCTGCGTCGCTGTAGTTGCAGGGAGACGACTTCGGTCTGCGCAGCAGCCAGTTCGGTCGTCTTACGGCCGAGCTCCTCTTGGAGCTGGTCGGTCATGGAGTTGAAGCGGGACAGTCTGTTCTCGCCGCGCTTGCCGATGTACGCCACCACCGCGGTGGACAGCACCCCTACGCTCGCGAGGACTGTGCCGATGGTGGTGGCGTCCAAGCGGGGCTCCTACTCGGCTGCGTGCTGTGGTGTGCCGGTCGACGTGGCCCGCTCGATCCCGGGCGCGATCCCGGACGGCTTCCACAGGGTGTGGTAGGTCGTACCGATGACGATGACCGCGATGAGGATGGAGCTCACGATGGTGCGGCCGTTGAAGTCGCCGTTGAAGTAGGCGGTTCCGAGGCCGACGATGGCGGCGACGACCAGGGCGAAGATCGCCTTGACCGCTCCGGACCATCTGGGCTGGTTGACGATGGCGATGATGGGCGGCAGGACGACGGCGAGCGCCGCAGCCCAGAGTTCCGCATCAGAGAGAGGCATGATCGTTCCCTTTCGGTTCAGGCGACCACGGTGAACAGGCCAGTCCTGTCACCGAGCTTGGCCAGCGAGGCGCCGCCGGGGATCCCGTTGGCGTCGGCGCCCGTGTATCCGAGGTGGCGCTGCCAGCGGGCGTACGCGTCGACCGTCCGCGACCCGAACGAGCCGTCCCCCGCGTAGGTCTTCGACAGGTAGCCGACCTGCACCAGCGCCGCCTCGGTCAGGTTCACCCCCGCCATGTATGTGACGTGGCCCTGCCTGGCGCCCGGGTCGGCCTTCGCCGCGCTCACGAGCCGCGACAGATCCACGCGCGGCTTCGACGGCGTCGGCTTCGGCGTCGACGTTGCGGTCTTCGTCAACTGCTTCCGCACATCAGCCCGGAACACGTCCATGTCGAACGACGGGTCGATCTTCCCCGGCTGGCACTCCTTGTGCCCCGCCACCGACCGCTCCGACCAGCCATGCGCCCGACACAGCGCAGCCGCCCACAACACCGCCTGCCGGTACTGCTCGGCCGGATACGGGTCCGCCCCGTCACCACGGTTCTCGATCTCCAGCCCGTACAGCGAGTCGTTCCCGTCCGCGTTCGCCTCGTTGTCCTTCGGCAGCGGCGACGACTCGGACCGCAACGCGGCAATCACGTCCGCGTCCACCAGGCCGGCATGGTTCGCTCGGCCCGCCGACAGCATCCACAAGCCCTCCGTTTTGCCGAGCCAGTTGTGGCACAGCGGGCCGGGCAAGTCCGGTCTTCCGTTGAAGCAGATCTCCTTGTCGCCGTGTCCGGCGGTGTGGTGGATCAGCACCCCGTACACCGGGCCGAAGGTCTTGCCGGTCTCGTCGTCCCGCTCGTGGGTGCGCCAGCCCGCATGCTCGTGCACGCTCAGGCCTTCGGCCTTCAGTACCGCCAGCAGCCGGTCCGCACTCAGTGGTGTAGCCATCGCACTCTCCTCAGACGATCGTTATGACCTGCTCGAACTTCCGCTTCACCACCGACTCCACCCCCGCCACCCCAGCCAAGGCATCGCGGACCGCGTTCACGATGACCATCTCCGACACCACCTGGCCCTCCTGGTCGATCGACCCGATCGATACCGCCACCACCGGCATCCCTTCCGAATTCCTGGCCGTGACCTGGTAGTTCGCCATCCGCGTCTCCTAAGCGATGCGCTGCAACCGCAGCCACGAGTCCGTGTACAACGTCACCGGCGACGCGTCCGAGACCAGCTGAGCCCAGTCGCACGAGTACGTGCCGGCCGTCGAGCCGACGCGGAGGATCCCGCCGAGGGTGAGGGTCAGGGGCGTGATCCCGGTGCCGAGCGTGCCGAACGAGCGGGCCGCGGTGATGTCGTTGGTTTCCATGCGGGCCGGGTAGCCGCGCCCGCCCTGCGTGTCCAACTGCGCGGCACCGGCCGCCGAGAACGTGATCACCGGGGAATGTCCGGCGCCCCAGCAGTACCACTCGCCGAGGGACCCGGACGGGGCGGACCAGTCGATGTTGAGGTCTGCGGCGGCCGGGCCGTCGTATTTGATCCAGCCGTCCATGGCGTACACGGCGCCCGCTTCGACGTCGAACTGGAGGTGGGGGTCGGCGCTTGCGGACGTGGTTGCGGCCCGCTGGGTGTCGCTCGTCTTGCGGGCGAACAGGGGCAACATGCTGCGGAGCAGGGCGCCGTTGATCCGCTGGCCGCCTGAGAGGGTGGGGTATTGCTCGGCCACAGCGTCCTCCTTACAGGGCGATGATCGTGGGGTAGGCGAGCCGGATGTCTTCGCCGGCCACCTGGGCTTTCGAGACGCCGTTGACCGCCCGGGTCACGGTCATCGTCTGAACGTTCGTCAACTGGAAGTTGTCCACCGACACGGTCACCGGCAAAAGGTTCGTGTTCGCCGAGTCGAGAATCGACCGCACCCCCACCGCCCCCGGCGCCTGCAGCGAATCGTCCGTCGCCGTCGCATGCCATGCCCCCGGCTCCACCCCGCCGCGCGGCCACGCCTTCGCGTACAGGCTCGTCCCGACGACCCGGAGGCGGAGCGTGAAGTAGGCGGCCGCAGCATGAGTGAGCTCCGTCGCCGTGACCGTGGCAAGGTCCGACTGCGTGCCGCCCACCCGCTTCTGCAACACCACCTGCACAGCCTGCGTCGTCGTGAACGTCAGCCGGGCATAGTAAATGTTGCTGGCGTCGATGAAGCGGGCGACCAGGCCGGTGTACTGGCTGCCCCCCGTCGCCAGGGCGCTCGTCGCGAAGTCGGCCCGCAGGTCCACATCCGCCGCGGGCGCGGTGACGGTGTCGTAGTAGGAGGCGTTCACTGCGGCCAGCGAGTGCGTGGCCTCGGTGCCGGTCGTGGCCCGGCCCGCAGCGACGCCGCCGGTCTGTGTCCACGCCTGCCCCGTGTCCGTGGTTCCCCAACTGTTCGCGGTGACGCGGGTGAACGTGTCTGAGACGTATGGCGTGACTGCGGTGACCGTCATGACCTCCCCGCCGGCCCGGACCGTGAACGGCAGGTCCGCCGCGTCGGTCGACCAGAGCATGGTGTTCGTCCCGGAGGGGATGACGTCGATGCTTGTCGCGCCGGCGGACACCGCGGAGACGAGCTCGCTGCCGTCGATGTCGATGCGGGCGCCCGCACTGTCGAGGTAGCCGATGCCGTTGTACGGCGACGATGGCGCGCAGGTGAAGGTGAGCCGGTGCTGGAGCTTGGTGATGGTCTCCTCGATACCGAGGAGTAGCTGGTCGATGGTGTCGGGTGCGCACCATGGGGTGGGCGGGCTGGTGATCTGGACGCGGTCGCCGAGGCGCAGGCTGAGGATCGCCCGCCGCATGTCGGGGGTGATGGACGGGTGGGCGAGGTTCACGCTGATCTGCGGGTGCCGCTCTTCGTCGACTGTGCCTAGGTGGACGCGCCACGCTGCGTGGTCGAGGAGGGTCGCCTGGTCGTTGTGGGCGAGGTTGAGGGTGAGCCCGTTGGACTCGCCGTACTTGCCGACCGTCGCCGTCCCGAGTGGGCCGTCCGTCTCCTCGAAGGTCGCCGACACCCCGTTCACGGTGACGGTCAGGATGTTCTGCGTCAGCCGGTCATCCTCGGTAGGCGTCGGCGTCTCAGACAGGTTGAACCCGGGGTACGACAGGACCAGCGCCGCATCCTGCGCGTACAGCGATGCCCGCGTGCGATAGCCGAGGCCGAGGACGGCCCGCGACTCGTACAGCAGCCCGCCGTCCGCCAGACACGACTCCTGCACCAACGCGAGCAGGTTGGCCTTGCCCTGCGCGCCGAGCTGCACGGTGTCGTCGAGGTCGCCGACCCAGTCGACCGCCACCCCCTCCTCGCCGCACAGCCGCTGGATGCGGCGCCCGGCCGTCTCCCCGATCGGGTTGAGGCGCACGCCGAGCGCATCGATCGCCGTGATCGCGGTCTCCACCGTGACGTGACCGACCGCAACACCCGGCAGAGTTGCAGTGCCCGCCGCACCGGACACCGCACGCGACGCGGGCCCGAACTGCACCCGTGTGACCCGGGTCAGCTGGGTCAGCGCGACCGTGTCCGACACCGTGTACGTCTGGAGGGTCCTGACGTCCTTCAGGCGCAGCGTGCGGGTGATGCTCGTCCCCGCCTCCTGCAGCTCGACGCTGACGTACAGGAGGCGTCCGCGGACATCGAGATCGTGGGGCAGCTCCGCACCCAGGACGGTGCCGTCGGAGGCGCAGGTACGGATCGTCAGGCTGCGGGTGGCCGTGTCGTAGAACACCTCCCAGAACTGGGAGGACCCGGCGCTGTAGTCAAGCTGATCGATCGCCACCAACACCTTGCCCAGCGACAGACCGGCCGCCGGAATGTAGGCGAGGAAACGGACCTGCGTGGCCGTCGGGTCGTCGTACTTGGGGACGCCGCCAGACAGGGTCGCGCTGGTCAAATCAGGCAACGGGTCGGACGCGTTGAACCCGTCATAGCTCGCAAGGCCAAGAGTGCCGGTCCACGTCATCGGCGAGCCAGTCGTCAGCGCCGACGCCAGCGACGTCGCCCCGGTCGCATCCTCGCACGGCCAGTAGGCCACCAGCCCCGCCGGAGCCGGGTCGGTGATGGCCTGGTAGATGACCGAGCGTTCCGGGGCCGGGCCTTGGGCGAGGCGCTGCATGGGGCCGGCCACAGTGACGTCGACCCACACATCGGTACCGGTGGAGTCCCAGCCGCGTGCCCAGTCCGAGATCTCACCCCAGATCCTGTAGGACTTCCCGCCGAGGCCGTCCGGCACGCTGATCCGCATGGGGGTGTTGCGCCCGATGAGCCCGTAGTACGGGCCGCTGGGGTTGCGGGGGCTGAAGCGGCCGTCGGTGTTCTTCAGCTGCAGCGTGGCGGTGGCGCGTTCGGTCTGGGAGCCCTCGCCGCCGGTGATGCCGTAGGTGATGCGGATCTGCCCGTTGTCGTCGCGGACGAGGACGTACCCGGCCGCGCTCAGGTCGATCCACTGCCCAGCGACGAGAAGTTCGACGGTGACCGCCGCGCCGGTGGAGGCTTCCCCGGACGCGCCGAGGGGACCGGCGACGGCGCCCATACGCCGCTGCCAGCCCATCGTCCGAGCTGCAACACTCCCTGCCACGATCCGCCCCTACTCGTCGAAGCAAACCCAGCACGTGAGGTTCACGGCGCTTCCATAGGTGGCACGCACGCGCAGGAACTTGGAGACCGCCACGTTCGGGCGCTCGTCCGGCATCCACTGCCACGAATAGCAAACGCCACCTGCCGACGAAGACCCCGGAGCCACCTGGACGACGTCGAAGATGCGGCTCGCGGTCGTCGTCCCTTCGGCCGTCGCCGTGTAGCCCGTAGCCGTCGTGCCCAGCGTTAGAAGAGATGCCGGGGCGTTCGGGTCCAGCGGCTGCACGCCCGCCGCCACATGGGCCGTCACGGTCGCCGCCACATCCGTCTGGATCAACTCCACCACGCCAGCGCTCGACGGCCCTGCGTCCGTGCTGTAGCCCCACGAGATCAGCTGGATCTGCCTCGTGGATGGTGTGGCCAGCTGCAGCATGGTCTTGATGCTTGTGCCTGTCGTGACCTTCGCCGTCGCGGCCGTGGTGGCCATCGCAGCGTTAAACACTTTGTAGCGATGCACAGTTGTCTCCTACCTGCCGCGTGGCGGCTTCAACGTTGCTTCGATCCCGCCGCGGTCCCGGACCGCCTTGCGCAGTTCATCCACCAGGAAGTTGGAGTACCTGCCGCTGTCGCCCGCCCGGATCTCCAGCACGACCGTCACCTCCTGCCGGCCGCCAGCAGGCGCCGCGTACGACCGGCCGCCACGCTGCGGCGTAGTGAGCATCGACGCCCACGGCGCCTGAGCCTGCGCCACCTTCCGCCGCGAATCCGGACCCGACCACACCCGCGACCCCACCGGCAGCTGCAACAACTCCGGCTCGTGCTCACCCACCCACGTCAACCCGCCCCGGATACCACCCGACGCCGCAGCGCCGACGATCCCGCCCGCAGCCTTCTTCCCAAACGCCCGCTCGACGAGCCGCTCCATGCCCTTAGCCAAGTGATCCATCGCCTTGACCAACCTGTCCTGCTGCGCCCCCAGCTTCTTCACCAGCGCGTCCTGCGCCTTGATCTGCCCCGCATACACGGCATCCGCCGTCGTCTTCCCCGCAGACGCCGCAGCCGAAGTGATCTGCTTCTGCAGGTCGTTGACCGAAGAGATCTCCGACGACGACGCCCCCAACAGAGCCCCCGCCGTCTCCAGGCCACCGCCCTCAATGCCGGCCTCGCCGATCTGCTGAATCAGATCCGACCGCAGACCCTTCCCCTTCAGCTGCTTCAAGGCGCTGGCGAACGCCGTCGCCTTGTCCCGCGACGCGGTCAGCCCGGCCATCACCGACGACGTCGTCACCAGGCCGTCACCGGACGCACCCTTGGTGATGCTCGCCGACGACAGGACACCGCCCCGGACCGACGAGGCCAGCTGGGAAGCCGCGCCCTTGAGGTCGTTGAGCTTGGACTTCGCCGACTCCAGGCTCTTGGAGACGGAGTTGAGCTGCTTCTCCCAGCGGATGAGGCCGTTGCCCCACATGTCGAGATTCCTGAGCAGGGTGCGTTCCGTTGACCCGTGGGTGGCCTTCTGGATGATGCCCCGCCACTGATTCAGTGAGTTGACCAGCGCGCTCAGGCTGTCGGGCTTCGCGAAAGCCGACCCGAACTCCGAGCGTCCGTATCCGGCGAACTGGCCGAAGCGGGAGACCGTCAGATCGCCCCTCGCCGAGCGGCGCGCCTCGGCCTCAGCCTTCGTCACACCGCCCTTGGCGTACCACTGCACGCTCCCACCGAGGATGCCGACAGTCTCCGCCGCGATCTGCCGGGACCGGCCCCGCTTGCTCGTAGCCAGCGGAATGTACGCCTCGCCGCCCGTCTCCGGCTCCGCCCACACCCTGATCGGGCCGCCTGAGGCGATCTGCGCCTGGTGGTCTTCCATGCCGCCGTCGGCGAAGTGCCGGAAGATGTTGCCGTTGTTGCTGAATGGCATCAGCTTCTTCGCGTTGTTCACGGCCCGCTGTACGACGTTCACGTACGACGTGCCGACCACCTTGCCCCGGATGGCGTTGACCGCCCCCCAGAAGCCGCTCGTGTTCGCTGCGACCGGCCCGTACTTCTTCGGGATTTTCGCGGCCTTCACCGCGCCGAGGACACTGAAGAACGATCCAGCGTCTGCACCCAGCTTCGCCCTGGCCTGCTTCTTGTCGAACGAGGCGAGGTCACCCTTCGCCTTCGCTACCGCCGCCTCAGCCACCCGCTTGTCCGCAGTCAGCTTCGCCCGCCGCTCCTTCGTCAGGGCCGGGTCCTTCAGCTGCTCCTTGAGGTAGGCGAGGTTCTCCACGGCCTCGTCCACGTTCATCTTCAGCTTCGCCCGGCCAAGCCGCGGCACGGTCTCACCGACGAAACTGTCGATGTCCCCGCCGACCTTGTCCAAGCCGGTGCGCGCGCCGGCCGCGAAGTCGTCGAAGTTCTCGTTCCACTCCTTGAACTTGTCGCCCAAACCGGGGATCCCGCCGAACGCCGTCGCGAGCCCGCTGACCATGATGTCGATGCCGGTCAGGATGCCTTCCGTGACCGTACGGAACGCTGTATAGAGGGTGGGCAGCGTGGAAATCCCGGTCGTGACGAAGTCGGTGATCGCCTCACCCGCGTCGTAGAACGCCTTCCGGATCTGCCCCTGATTGGCCTTCACCCAGTCCGACAGGCCCGTGAAACCGTCGAGGTTGTCCAGGTTGATGCCCGCGAGGGAGGCCAGGGACTCCAGCAGGGCGCCCCCCAGATTCGAGGCGAGGCTAGCCGCAGCATCCGCTGCTATCGGCAGGACCACGTTCAGGGCACGGAACCCGTCCGCCAGGAGATCACCCAGCGGCTTCAGCAGCGGCATCAGGCCCTGGAAGGCGCGGGCCACGATCTCGACGCCCTTGCCGACCGTGATGAGCATTTCGCCGAGGAGCGGCCCGAAGGCGTCCGCGAACGATCCGGAGATCTTCCCCAGGGACGGCAGGAGGCTGTCGTTGAGGAGGTAGGCGAGGCCGTCGATGACGTCGGAGGCGCCGCTGATGCCCTGCTCCAGGCCTTCGAACATGCCAGGCAGCCCAGTGTCCAGCAGGCCGCCGAACAGGTTTTGGAAGGCGTCCAGGCTGGGCTGCGACTTGGTGCCGAAGTCGAGGAACGACTGAGTGAAGTCACCGAGTGAGCCGGAGAGGTCCTCGAAAAACTTTGACCCCATCTTCACGTTCGTCATCAGCGACGACTTGAAGGCGGGACTGTCGGCGAACTTCGCTGCTTTCTCCGCGATCCGGCCGAACGTGTCACCCCCGGTCTTGATCGCCGGGTTGAGGTCCTTCATCGCCCCCTTGAGGGTGTCCATGGCCTTCGCGGTGTGCGGCAGGATCGCTTTCTCCGCGGTCTTCCGCCACTCCTCGAACGGGGCCTTCAACTCCTTCGCCTGCTTCTTCAGCCCGCCCATCGCCAGCGCGGCAGGCCCGGCCACGGCAGCCAGGCCCACGAGCATTGGCGCCGCCGCCCCGACCGCCGGGAGCACCGCGGTACCCAGCGCCGCCCCGATGCCGATCAGCTGCCCGGTGAGGCCGCCGCCGCTCTTGCCGAGAGACTGGCCGGCGGTGGACGCCGAGGACGAGACGTCGCCGAGCCGGTCGCCGAGAGTGGTCAGCGATCCGCCGGCCTGGTTGGCGTTGCGCTGTAGCTGGTTGATGTTGCGGTTGACGGAGTTGAAGCCGGGGCCGGTGAGGTCACGGACATTCACGGTGATCGTTACGTCGTCAGCCATCGTCGGCCCCTCCTTCCGCTACGTCGGGTGTGCCCAGCCGCTCGATGGCGACCAGACGCATCAGCTCGGTGCTCTCCTCCAGCAGGGAGGTGAGTGTGTAGCCGGGGAACCGCTCCAGCAGGCCGAGCAGGTGTCGGGCCCGGGTCAGCTCGCCAGGCTCGGTGACAGTGCTTCCATCGGCACGGATGCCACCAGGGACGGCTCGCCAGAGGGCGAGCTCGGCGCCAAAGGGTCAGCGTCGTGGACCCCCGTCAGCGACTGGATCCAAGCCATCTTCAGCGCTGTGACGAGGCTGGTGTCGACCTGGCGCAGGCCCTCGCGGGTGGCGGGGATCGGCTCGTCGTTGTCGTCGGTGAAGTTCCAGCTGACGAGGCGCTTCGCCATCTCCTCGACTGCGCTGTCGTCGTCGCTTTCGATGACGGCTTCCCACTCGCCGAGGCTCATGTGGCGGATGCGGGCCTCGGCGCCGTGGTACGGGTGGTCCGGGGAAAAGTCGATGCGCACGGTGCGCGGGGCTGCGTTGAATCCCATGGTCATCTCTCTTGGTGCGGACGGGTGGCGCTGTTGGTCTGTCGGCCGGTGATCATGACCAGGTAGGTACGACGCCATCGGCAAGGGCACCCGGTGCACTCCACGTAAGTTCGCCGGAGTCGGCGCGGGTCAGCTGGTAGTCGGAGAACAGGAGTTCGCCCGCGAGGGTGACGCCGTTGACGGTGTTCGTGCAGGTGCGGGCCACGCTGGTGGACGGCACGGTGCGGAACACCAGGTGCGCGCCGGTCGCGTTGAAGACGCCGTTGTAGGTGACGGACATGTCAGCGAGGAGCAGCAGCCGCTCGTTCGCGCTCTTGTCGACGCCCGTGGTGTCCTGCACACCCCTGGGGGTGGCCATCTGCCAGTTCGTGACGTCGTTACGGATGTCCGTCGGCGTGCCCGCAGAGGTATCGACAGAGAGTGTGGTTTGGCCCAACCCGGACGCTTTGCTCATGGCTCAGTTCCCTTCTGTTGCGGTGCTGGCCCGGGCGGGCAGCTCCTCGACCCACTTGGCTTCGCGCGCCCGGTCGGGGGCGAGAGAGCCGAACATCTTGCGGATGCCGTCGTCGACCCAGCCCCAGTGGAAGTGCGTGGGGTGGGTGATCGAGTGGTTGATCCAGTCGGCGACGAGCTTCACTTCGTGCACCCGCTTGCCACCGTCCGCCAGCCCGTACAGGCGGTCGCTAGGGGCCGTGATCAGCAGGGTGAAGCTTGCCGGTCCCAGCGCCTGCCGCCGGGAGCCTGAGCGCGTGGGGATCACGTGGACCGCGCGCGGTGTGCTGGCCTCGACGGTGTCGTACTCGCCGGTGACGTCGACTCCGTCGATGACCAGCCGCAGCTTCGGATCGCTCATGCCGTCACCCCTTCGCGATCTCGTCGGCGATCGCCTGCTGATGCGTGGCGAAGTCCTCAACCCAGTTGCCTGGGTTCTGGTGGAGCCGGGCCTTCGTACCGCGCGGGTTCCCCCGCCAGTCCCCGTCCCGGACGACGTACAGCGGCGGCCGGTCCACCCGCACCCGATGCAGCGACTGCTGCAGGCACGGCGTACCGGGCTCGAACTTGAGGTAGGTCTCACCCTCGGCGACCTGCTGCACCGTGTACTTCCGCCCGGAGTGCTGCACCGCGTGCAACACCTGCGGCGCCAGGCCCTCCACACGGACCTGGAAGCCGCCCGCGTAGTACTGGCAGTTCGCCTCCGCGCACGTCGCGGGCCGCCAATGCGTCGCAAGCGGCGACCGCATCTCGTACGTCTTGTACGCCTCCGGGCCCGCAACGGGCTGGATCCGGGTCAGCTGGACGCTCATCAGAAGACCACCGTCGTTTCGTTCTTGACGACGTTCACCGCGAACGCCAGCGAGGTGAAGCCGCCCGTCGTCACTGTGGCCGCGCGCAGGTATCGGCGCAGCGTCGCCGTCGGCCCGAGGGCGATCCGCTCAGCGAGCGGCGTACCGCCGGTGATCTGAGTGAAGGAGAAGCCGGCCACGTCGGCGAAAGTCACGTTGTCGGCGCTGTCCTGGATTTTCACCGTGACGTCCGTGCCGACGAAGCTGAAGGCCTGCAAGTAGGCCTGCCCGCCGAACGACGCCGACGCTGCGGTGTCGATGCCCGTGCCGTTCGTGGCCGCCGTGTCAGTGCGGATCCCCGCAGTGAGCTGCTGGCCCCACTCGATGCCGTAGCCGTTGGACTGCCCCGACACGGCGAAGGTGAGCATGCCGTCGTCGGCGCGGCTGCCGTCATAGTTGACCTGTTTGCCCACCAGGCTGGCGGCAGCGTCACCAAGCGCCGTGCCACGGCAGTACGTCAGGATCACGTCCGCGCGCGGCAGAGCGGCCAGCTTCTCGTGCGTTCCGCCCGTGACCGCAACGTGGTTGTGGAAGGCGGTGAACTCGATCTGCCCGGAGCGCAGTCCGCCTTGCCGCTCGTAGGCGCTCTTGTTGATGCCGGTGAAGTTCAGCAGCGCGGGTCCGCCGCCGATACCGCCGAGCTGCTGAATGTCGCCGGAGGCGTCGAAGCCTGCGATGTACAGGTTGTCGCCGAGCCCGCTGGATTTCATGGCACCTGCTCCCAGAGGTCCGAAACGATGAGGGGAAGGGTGATCGTGAGCACCCGGTATTCCGCGCCGGCCTCAGCGAGATAGCCCGCCCGCGCCGACAGGGGATCCCCGTAGGTCCCGAGGAGGTCGACCTCCTGCACCAGGTCCCCGAGTGTGAAGTCGCCGCTGTAGGCAGCCATCAGCGCGTCGAGCGCGGTCATGAGGTCCGGGTCGATCGCATCGGCTGGCTGCTGCACCATCGACGAGTACAGGCGCACGAACAGCACCAGCCGAGCCGTTGACGATCGCAGGCCGGAGCCGCCGCGGGCCGGGCCGATCTGCTCGACCCACACGGCCGCGGTGATCCCCGAGATGGGCGGGGACATGGGCTCGTGGCCGTTGACCTGAGCGAAGTACCCGGACGCCAGGGCGTGCGACTCGACTGCGCTGAGGATGGTGCGGATGTCGAGGGCCATGTCAGATCAGCCCCCGAGATCGGTAGCGGGCCAGCAGGTCGCGGGCGATCTGCGGAGCCTTGCGGTCCAGGAGCGGCTTGGTGCGGCGGAACGTGAAGTAGCCGGGGAAGCGGGTCACCGGGCTGTTGCGGGACCCTGTGCCCTCCAGCCACGGCCCGTAGATCACACCCCCGTCGTGGACCTCGTAGCCGGACCCGGCCCGGTCCACGCTGATCCGCGACTGGTAGTAGCCCGTCGGGTGGCGAAGGACCTGCCGCAGGCGCTGCTGGACCATCCGCTCGCCCTCACGCGCCACCTGATACTCGACGTCGTCCGCATAGTCGTGCAGAGCCCGCCCGGCCCGCCCGGTAGCCCACGGACCGGAAGCTGAGGAGTTGACACGCACGTCGAAGCCCGGCATCACACGCTCCTCGTCCGGGCCTTGCGGCCGTGCGCGTTGTAGACCTGCTCCCGCAGCCCGTCCAGCGACAGCGTCTCCAGCGCAGACGACTTGCTGCCCGAGGACGCCTTGGCGGTCCGCGCATACCCGGCCTGCTCCTGCAAGATCCGGTTGATGGCTTCGCCGACCGTCAGGTCGTGAACGAGGCCGGGCGGATCCCAGCGCTGCACGACGGAGGCGTCGCCGTGGGCAGCCGCCGTCGTGCCGAGCGCGCCACGGCGCACGGTGAGGGTGCGGGCCGCGTAGATGTCCGCGCCGAGGCTGTGGGCGGCGAGGACGCTGCCGTCCCACGCCCGCTGCACCGTCAACTGGTTGCCTGCGATGTCGACGATGAGCATGCGCTCGCTGTCGATGAGGAGGGTCTCGTCGACCGTGAACTGGGTGCCGTCGGTGACGGTGAGGGTGACGCTGTTGGCCTGCGCGGTCAGCCCGGAGCCGCCGACGTTCTGCCCGGTGTCGAGCATCTGGCGGCCGGTGACGAGCATGCGCTCGGAGTCGACGCGCAGGACGCTGCCGACACCAAGCTCAGCGGACGCGGCCGCGTTGACGGTGACGGCGGTCTCGCTGTCGTCGAGGGCCTCGGCAAGGGCGCCCACCGCAGTTTCGGTGTTGCGGTAGCCCCACAGGCCGGTAATGGCCACGGCCCGCTGGTGGGTGTCGCCGGACGACCAGGCCGCACTGGAGCCCAGGTTGACTTCGATGCGGCTGAACGGGGGCCCGGTACGGATCGGCTCCAACAGGATGCTCGCCGTGTCGAGGACCTCGCCCCCGGACGTGGCCGCGGTGAGGGAGATCAGCTGGCTGTCGTCGAGCCAGATCCGCCACGACGGCCGGTACTGCGAGTCCGGCCAGTCGAAGTACCGGGTGGCGACGACGGGGGCGAACTTACGGTGACACAGGTCCTCGACGCTGCGGGACGCGGACTCCAGGACGCGGTCGATCTGCCGCGAGTTGCGGGCTGTCGTCTTCACGTCGAGGGCGCGCATCACGTCCTCGCGGGTCGCGAACCACACGCCGTCCGTGGACGTGTTCGCGTCCTCTGCGGACGCCGGCGCGGTGACGGTGACCGTCTCCGTCGCAGTGACCGGGCTGCCGGTCTTAAGGCCTGTCCAGGTGGCGAGGTAGGCGCCCGGGGTGAGCGTGGACGCGGGCGTCCAGGCGTAGCCGTAGGAGCCGATCGCAGGGTGGGTGACGCCGCTGCTGGTCGCGGCGAGGGCCGTTGCGCCGGTGGCAACGCTGGTCACCGTGATGGTCGGAGTGGCGTCGAGATCGGTGAGTGAGCCGCCCACGAAGTCGTAGAACTGGGCAAGGAGCACTACCTGCTGCCCTGCGATTACGTCAGTCATCGTGCCCCCTCTCAGAAATAGCTGGTGATGATCGCGATGCCTGCGGCGCCGTTCCCGCCCGCACCGGAGTTGCTGCCGTTGACCGAGGCACCGCCCCCGCCACCACCGCCCCCGTACAGGCCACCGTTGGCCCCCGACTGGCCCACGCCCGTCGTCGACCCGGCCCCGCCTCCGCCGCCCGCCCCGGCCAGGCCACTGTTCGCGGCGACATCCGTGCCAGCGGTCGGGCTGGAGCCGCCCGCAACACCGGCGCTGCCACCGGAGTTCGTCGAGTTCGCTCCGCCCGATCCGCCGTTGTTCGCGGTGTTCCCGGACGAGACCCCGCCGCCCGCACCGCCGCCAGAGCCCGCGAGGACGCCGGGGCTGCCGTTGGACCCGGTCCCGCCCGATGTGGACGCTGCAGCGCCGGTCACGCCGGTGACGGTGCCGACACCGTTGGAGCCGCCCGTGCCGGTGGTGGCGGTACCGCCCGCACCTCCGCCGCTGGTGCCGACGCGGGCGTAGGTGCCGAAGCTGGTGGCGCCGCCGGAGCTTCCGGTCGCGCCGTCGGTGTCGTCCGTGGTGCGGGCCGCCGCGCCTGCGCCGCCGGTGCCGACGGTGACGGCGACTGTGGACGTCAGCGTGGAGGCTTGGAGGGTGGCGTGGAAGGCGGGGGCGCCTGCGCCTGCTCCGCCGCCGCAGCGGACGGTGCCTGCGGCTCCTCGCCTGCCGGATCCTCCGCCGCCTCCGCCACCGACGAGGTGGACGAGGACCGTTACCGCGCCGGTTGGTTTGGTCCAGGTGCCGTTCGCGGTGAAGACCTGCACGTCGGGGGCGCGGAACCGGCTGTCGTCGCCCGCCGCGACCTTGCCCGCTGTGGTGCCGAAGTCGACAGCCAGGGTGCGGTCTGCGGCCAAGGTGCCGCCGCCGGTCAGACCGGTCCCCGCGAGGACCTGCCGTGAGGCGGGTACGCGGGCGCCGACCTGGGTGTCGACGTAGGCCTTGGGTGCGGCGGTGAAGTCGGTGTCGGGGGAGGTGTCGGGCAGCACGAGTTCGCCGGTCATGGTGTCGCCCGCGCGGTTGACTTTGCGGGTGTCGCCGGTGGTGCTGGTGTAGCCGGTTGCCGTCATGCTGCCCTCCTCCCTCGAACTCGCCCTGTTGTGGATTTACTTGTCAGCGGAGCCGGTCTCCGACGTGCCCTCCTCCGGGCCGCCATCCGTCCCAGCGGCAGAAGAGCTCCCCGTCCGGCCCTTGCGAGAGCGGTTCGCCGTCGTTCGGGCAGGCGATGGGGCCTCGGTCTCGCTCGTCTCGGGCGAGGTCGGCTCCTTCTCGGAGGATGTCGAGGAGCTCGTACCAGCTGATACGTCCTCACCCTCTTCCGGCTCGTCAGCGGCCGCATTGGATGCGCCGCCGTGAACGGTGATCTTCGCCATGTCGTCCTCCTCCGGGGGCTGAGCCCGTTCGTCGACGCGCACCGTCGACCCGCACTCCGGGCACTTCGGTGCGCCCACCGAGTACTTGGTCGTGCACTCCGCGCACTCCCACACGGCCACGTCAGGCGCCCATGGCGGGCAGGTTCGCCGGGGCGCGGCCCGCGCCGAGATCCCGCTGAATCGCGGTCACCGCACCGGCGCCCGTGCTGGTGAGCTTCACGTACTTGTAGGTGTCGGACAGCGACGTGCCCTCCACCTCGACGACGGCCGCATTCTGCGTCGCCGCAGCAGCGGTGACCATCGTGGCCGCGGCCGCCTGCGTGCGCCGAGTCCACGCGTCCGTGCCGTTGCCGGTGTTCGTGTGGTACTCGGTGATGATCGCGAGGTTCTGCGCGCCGGTACCGGAGGAGTCCTTCGCCTCCTGCAGCGTGTAGGTGTCCCCGACCGCGCCGGTGAGGAAGCACGAGAAGGTGACGCCAGCTGCGGCGCCCTTCAGGGCGATCCACACGCCGTCGGCCGCGGGGGTGACGTTGATGATCCTGCCGAGCGCCTTCTGCGACATCGGGTGTTCCTTTCGTCTGGAGTCCGGTCCGGGGCGACACTGCCGGCCCGGTGATAGCCGGCCGCAGGGTGTAAATGCCGCGGCCGGCCAGGGCGGTTACGCGGCGAGCTCGATGAACGGGGAGAGCTTGTTGGTGCTGCCGTTCTGGGGGGTGATCGCGGACTGGATCCACGGCCGTCCGTCGACGCGCTGGATGATGCGGAAGGTGGTCTTGTCGGCGCCGAACTTGTAGTCCGTCGAGGAGTCGGCGGTCATGATCTGCCGGTCACCGACGAGGTAGTAGCTGAGGTCGACGAATGCGAGATCGCCGCGGGTGCCGAGCGTTCCAGCCTTCTCGGTGATGATCAGCGGCCGGCCGAAGATGCTCATCGGCATGCCCGCCGCAGCGTTGACGACGAAGACGCTGTTGCCGCCGGTGCCGACGGTGAGGCTCATCTGGAGGAGCTGCGGCAGGGCGTCGGGGGCGCACATCCACACTGCGCGCGACAGCGACGAGGGCAGCATCTGCGCGAACATGTTGACGACATCGGTGTACTTGATCTGGCTGGCAGTGGTGCGGGTCACCGCGATCGCGGCCGGGTTGCCTGCGCCACGGAAGCCAAGAGGCTCGCCGGTGCCGGACCCTGTCTGGAACTTCGCGTCCTCCTCGAAGGCGAGTGCCTTCGGCCACAGCGTCTCGATGAGGGACGAGAAGCTGCTGATGCTGTCCTGGAGGAGCTCGTTCGGCACCGCGCTGAGGCCGGTGAGCTTCTTCGCGTCGAGGGTGACGCGGCCGAACTTCGGGTTGGAGTCCTGGAGGTCGGCGCCTTCCTCACCCCAGTAGGCGACCATGCCGCCGAACACCGATCCGTTGTTCGTGGTGGTGTCGATCATCGGGAACGGGACCCGGGCCGACTCCATCGGGACGACCGTGGCGAGCGGCCGGACCACCGACTCTTCGAGGGCGAGCTGGAGAAGCTGGCTCCGAAGCGTCTCCGGGACGAGGAACCCGCCGTCCGCCGGGGACACGGACGATGCGGCGTTCCGCAGCGCATCGAGCTTCTCGGCGTCGGCCCGGGTGTTCTTGTGCCAGATGTTGCGGACGTAGTCGATGCTGTCCGCGAACAGGCTGTCGACCTGCGCGCCGACGGCGTTCTGGTTGTGGGCGGTGCCCTTCCGGTGCGAGGTGAGCATGCCGCCGCCACGCTTGGCCTGCGGGTCGAGGTCGAGGCGGCGGATGCCGTCCTTGGCGTCCTTGTCCATGCCGTTCTCGCGCATCATCTGCGCGAACACCCGCTGCGTCTCCTCGGCGACGAGCCGGTTGAGGTCGGTGCCCTCGCCCTGGAGTGCCTCGCCGTAGGCGGTGATGAACTCGGTCAGGGACTCGCGGGAGGCCATAACCTCCTTCAGCTTGCCGCCGTCGGCGAGCATCTCCGCCAGTTCCGCCGAGTTGCGCGGGATGGTCATCGTGGGTGCCACAGTTGCCTCCTTCAGGCCGTCGCCGCGCTGGACGACGTGTCGGGCTCGATCAGGTTGGTGACGAGCGCCGACCAGGCGTCGTCCTGGGTGAGGTGGGCGGTCAGGGCCGCCCACCCGTCTTCGGGTTCGGCGGCCGGCTGCTCCGGCTCGGCGACTGCGACAGGCTCGGGTGCAGGCGCCTCGACCACCACGTCCTCGACGGCCGCTTCGGGCTCGGTATTCCGGCCCGCGGCCATCTCACGGAAGGCGGCCAGCACCTGCTCACCGACCGCGTCGCCGACGTTGAAGGTGAGGGTGACCTGCTCGGGCTGCGGCTCGGCCGGGGTGGGCCCGGTGTAGCCGTAGGCGGCGAGGTCGAACGGCCGGGCCATGTCCGGCTCGTCCTCCTCGACAGGCTCCTCGACAGGGTCGGCGGCCTTCGGGGCGGCGATCGCCGCGTCTGCGAGCCCGTTGTCGACGGCGTCCTCGGGGAGGTACCAGGTTTCGGCGCGCATGCGGGCCCGCCACTCGTCGCGGGTGCCGCCGGCCCGGGCGGCGTAGGCGTCGGCGATGTTGTCGGAGATCAGGTCGAGGAGCTCGGCCATCTCCTCCATGTCGCTGGCGTTGCCCATGCACAGCCCGGACGCGTCGTGGATCATCAGCATGCTGTTCGGGGCCATCTCGATGCGGTCCCCGGCCATCGCGATCACCGAGGCGATCGAGGCGGCGATGCTGTCGACCTGCACCGTCACCAAAGCGGGGTGCGCGCGCAGGGCGTTGGCGATGGCGATGCCCTCGAACACCGACCCGCCCGGCGAGTTGATGCGCACGCGCATCCGGGGGGCGGTGATGCCGCGGAGTTCGGCGACGAGGTCGTCGGCGGTGCGCCCCCACCAGCCGCCGATCTCGTCGTACAGCATGACCTCGGCCTCGTCAGAGTCTGCGGCGTTGGTGATGCGATACCAGTCGCGGGCCTGCACGCCGAGCTGCTCGCGCTGCTTCTCGGCGCGCTCTCGCTGGCTCGCGGCGAACGCGGCCGCCCGTCCGGGCATGACGATGTTCACGGCGTGGCCTCCTCGGCGGGCGGGGTCCAGCCGAGCCGGACCAGCAGATCCTTCGTCGCGTCCGGCATCCACACATCCACCTCGGCATGCGTCGACACGTCCTCGATGACGAGGTCGAGTCGCGCCGTCGCCACAGGAGAGCTGTCCACGCTCAGCGACAGACTGCGCAGCGCGGGCGCGATGTCCTGGCCGTCGAGTTCGGCGGTCCAGCCTGGGCCGTCGGTCCGCTTGCCGATGCGCAGGGCGTGCGGCTTGCCGCTCATTCGTCGTCCTCCGTCTTCCGCCGCTTGACGACCTTGCAGCGGCAGTCGTTGCCGTACTCCGCACCCACGCAGTGCACGTAGCCGGAGCCGCCCGGGTAGTCCTTGTAGGCCTGCGCCCGGTTCTTGTAGGTCTGGCCGTCGTTGTCCCGGCACGGCTGACAGGTGTTGTCGTCCAACTCCGCGACAGCCACCCAACGCTGCGCGCCCTCAACCTCCGGCACGCCACCCTCCACAAGGGCGGCCACCAGCTCCGGCCACGACCCCTCAGGCTCGCCCTCTACCGGCCCCGAAGCCGCACGCCGGCCCCGCTGAGGCATCGACACCGGGGCAGGCACGTTCGTGTCCAGCCCGGCCCCGGCCCGGTTGAGAATGTCCCGCGCCTCATCCCACGTGATGACCACGCCAACACCCAGATAGATCGACTGGATCATGTCGCCGAGCTCACGCGGGCTGATCGTTCCGTCGCCGCCCATGCCCGGCGCCGGCGCCATCTCCGGCAGGCCAACCGCCGAGAGGATCCCTTCCGGCGCCCACAGGTTGGCGTCGGCGAGGGCCTTCGCCGCGTTCGCGCGGGCCGTGAGCGTGGCCGCCTCGGTCTCCGCGTCCGCAGGGACCGGGTTCTCGTAGTCGAACTCCAGACCCTCCGCCGTCGGCCCGTACATCGGCAGTAGCTCGTTGTTCAGCGCGCCCTTGATGCGCTCCAGGCGGGGGATCGTCAGCTGCTCCGCGAACCAGGCCTTCGCCGCCTCCGCGGTCGCGCGGTTGACGTCGTCGAGGTCACCGATCGCGAACTTCGGGATGCCGTAGGCCTCACGGATCGCCGCGCTCGTTGCGCCGCGCAGCTCCACGAACTGCATGTCCCGCTGGCTGATGGTGCGGTCGGCCCACTTCGCGCCGTACTCGACGATGGCGACCTTGTGCGCGTTGCCGACGCCCTTGTGCTGCTCGGCCCACCGCTCGCGCATCTCGTCGAACTCGTGGTCCTGCAAGTGCACGGGGACCTCGATGATCCCGCCGGGCTGCGCGCTGTTGAGGAAGAACGCCCGTGACCACTCCGCCGCGTACCGGGCGGTGTCCAAGTCCGGGAGGATCGACAGCACCGGGGAGAGCCCGCGGTACGGGTCCAACGGGTTCGGTCGGCGGAGTTGGATGACCTCGTCGAGTTCGAGGGGGATCTGCTCGCCGTCGGGGCTGGTGTACACCCAGCCCTTCAGGAACGTCTCCCGGTCCGGCTGGGGGGTCATGCGGTCGGGGCGGACGGGCCACATCTCCAGCGGCAGTTTGATGCCGGGGGCGCGGGCGATGACCCATTCGGTTTCGCCGGTGAGGTCGTAGTGCTGGGTGGATGCCTCGACGAATTCTTGCCTGGGCATGAACTTGTTGGGCCGGTTCCACAGGTCCAGGGCCGCGTGGGAGGTGACCTCGACGCGGTCTTCGGGCCGTCCGGACTTGGCCTTGCGGTAGAGCTTCCAGTCGACCTGTGCGGTGGCGTTGCTGGTGCGGTCGACGATGGAGAAGAGGGTGCCGGTCGCGGTCATGGCCCGCATCTGGGCTTCGGCGTCGCGCCGGGAGCCGAAGAGGCCTCCGCTGTAGGTCTGGGAGCGGCCTACGAGGGGGACGGGGAGGTTGGTGGCGGCCGTGCCAGCGCGGTTGAGGATCGCGCCGAGGAGGGTTCTGGCCACCTACCCCTCCCCTCACTGTTTGCCGCTGTAGCACCGCCAGTTCAGGACGAAGCAGCTGATTCCAGCTGCGGCGACGCCAGCGATCAGGTTCCACAACATGGCGGAACCCGACAACAGCATAAGGCCAGTCGCATCAAGTACAACCGGCATACCTCTATTCAATCCCTGTAGCCACCTGCGCACAGGTACCTTCCGAACCTTCACAGCCGCCCCGCCCTCCATCAGACCTGATTGTGGGAACCCTACGAAAGCCAGCGCACCGACGGGCGCGCGCCCAGATCCCGCTCCGCGACCATGTACCGCATCCCGTCCATCCCGTGGTCGTTCTCCTTCACCGGCTCTTCCTTCAGCCCCGCCTTGTTGCCCGGCTTTACCGCCCACACGTAGCCCGTGATCTCCTCCTCCGTGCACGCCGGCTTCTTCGCCGCGTCCAGGTCGGCGTCCCGCTCGACGAGTGCGCCCCGCAGGATGAACAGCCGCGGCCTGCCATCCCCTGCGGGCTTCAGGCGGGACTGCACGGCCTGAAGTCCGGGGCTCACAGCCTTGTTCGCGGCCGTCGTCCGCAGCTGGAGGTGCTTCTCCAGCGTGGCCCGGTCCTCGGCGTCGTGGTCGCAGATCACGCCGCGGGGCTGCGGCTCCCGCCACTGCCCAGACGGCCACACCATCAGCTCGCGCGCCTGGACGGCCATGTCCTCCACCAGGCGGCGCGTGTGGTACAGCTCGCGGTACAGGAACAGCCGGCCGTCGCCGTCCTCGGCCCACCACTGCATGACCATCGGGTTGGTGTAGCCGAAGTCCACGGTGATCCACCGCGTCCAGGAGGCGGGGATCGTGAACGGGTCGATGAGGTGGACGGCCTCGTCGAAGCCCTCGTAGATGAGGCCCTCGGCGGCGGCCCAGATCCCGTCACGGAGGCGGAGTTTGCGGACGCCGGTGAGCGCGTCGAGCTTCTTGAAGTACTCCCGGCCGACGTCGGTGAAGGTGCCGTCAGCGTTGACGTAGGCCGGGTTGTCGACATGCCGGGAGAGCAGCATGCGAGCCGTGCCCTGGTCGCAGCGCTGCTTGATCCAGTGCGCGGGGTGGGCGGGGTTGCAGGCGCCCATCTGCTGCTGCCACGACAGCTTGCCGTTGCGGAGGCGGGTGCCGATGGCTTCCCAGTCGTCGATGGTGAGCTCGGTGGCTTCGTCGGCGAAGACCATGTCGTACTCGGCCGACATGATCTTCTCGGGTTTATCCATCCCGCCGACGTCGATCTTCGCGCCGTTCGAGTACCGGTAGCCGGGCGCCTCCCGCACCGACCCGCCGAACCAGCGGACGATGCCGCGCGCGAGAGCGTCCGCGGCGACCTTCTTGTCGTAGGTGACGAGGGTCGTGGAGCCGAGGGACACCGCGGTCTTACGGACGATGAGGAAGCGGGCGTCCGGGTTGTGCAGGGCGGTCAAGTGCAGCCGGAACAGCGACGCGAGGCTCTTCCCGGTGCCGGCCGGGCCCGCCATGAAGACCTCGGAGTCGCGGGCCTTGAAGAGGTCTCGTGCTGCGCCGCGGGGTTCGTACCGGACGATGGCGTCCTGGTCGAGGGCGGTCGTCACGTGAGGTCCGCGGTGTCGACGCCGACGACCTCGTAGCGGACGGACCCGGACACGGCGACTTGCTGAGGCTGGTCGACGCCGAGGAGCTTGCGGTACGACTCGTTGATGGCGCGCATCTCCCTGATCGCGGCGAGCTTGGGGCCGTCATCGACCAGGGGCCTCTCCGTGCCGTCCTCGTCAGGCATGGTGATGACCTTGCCGTGGGAGACCACCACGTGATCGCGTTCCAGGACCTCCATCGCCGCGACGAACATGTTGTCCAACTGCGCAGCCTGCGATGCGACGAGCTCGGCGCCAGCCTGGCGGAGTACGGCCTGGCGGCACTTTTGGATGGCGCGCCAGGCGTTGCCCTTGTCGCTGTAGCCGAGTTGGTCCGCGATCTGTTGGTAGGTCATGCGGGGGTTGGCGGCTTTGAGGCGTGCGGCGGAGGCGGCGCGTTCGTCTTGGGTGATGGTGCTGGCGAATTGGTTGCTGGCGTCCCGGGGCTGGCCGGGCGGTTGTGGCTCGGCCGGCACCGGCTGTGTGGCGTCGTTACCGGTTGTCATGGTGTGATGGTAACGAGGTGGGCGTGCCGGTGGTTGGGTGCGCGCATGGCTGAGGGCCCACTCCCGGGCGGCGGGGGTGGGCCCTTCGGCGTGTGCGGGGTCAGGTGAGCTGCACGGCCGTGATCAGCGGGTGGGGTTCGAGGGCGACCCAGTCGCAGCCGCCGTGGGCGTGGACCGCGCCGGACTCTTCGTCCTGCCACGCGTTGTCGAGGTCGAAGGGGATGCGCTTGGCGGCCTCGACGAACGGGCCCTTCGCGGCGTCCTTCGAGGCGTAGACGCCGAGGACTTCGCCTCCTTCGTGGTCTTCTCCGGTGGACAAGACCCAGACGATCGGACCGGTGGCAGTTTCGCGGGCGGCGGCGAGTTCGGCGGTCTGGAAGTTCGGGCATTGCACGTGGTGTCCGTCGGTCGAGAAGCAGATGGCGCACGCGGTCATGTGGTTCATCCTGTCGTGTCGGTCGGTCACGCGGCGGGGGTGTGGTCGGGGCAGTAGTCCCGGCCTTCGACGTCGCTCCATCCGTCAGCGGCGAGGGAGCGGCGGTGGTCGGCGGCTTCCTTCTCGCGGGGCGTGGGCTGGAAGGCGGCGCGGAGGGAGTACTCAGGGCAGTCGTCGTGGGCGCAGCGGATGGTGTGGGCCATGAAGGGCTCCGATCAGGTCAGGTGTTGCGGCTGTCGATTTCGTCGCTGATCCGGTCGGCCAGGTCGGCGTGGAACTCGATCACGGAGTCGCTGCAGAAGCTGGGGTCGGTCAGTTGCAGGCAGGCGGCGCGTTCCTCGTGGAGTCCGAGGGTGGAGATGTTGGCGAGGGTCTCGGAGGGGAGCATGGCGGGATCCTTCCGGGTCAGGCCGCGAGCAGCATGCGGGCGGCGAGCTGGTGGTAGCACCGCGAGCCCTTGATTCCGGCGGGGCAGGAGCAGGCGGTGGGCGCGGTCCGATAGGTCTCGGTGCCGTCGGTGCTGACGGCGATGAAGATGACGCTGCGGAGGGGGATGATCGCGCCGTCTTCGATGAGTTCGCGGGCGCTGGTGATCTGGTGGGGCTTGTAGTCGGCGAGGTCGACCTGGGCGCGGCGGATGTGGCGGGCGCAGGTGGGGCCGTAGCCGGTGGCCTGGCTCTTGGCGCTGGTGAGGGTGCGGCCGCAGCGGAGGCAGTTGGTGTGGTGGGTGTTCTGCATGGCTGCCTCCGTGGTGCGGTGTTCCCGACTGGCTATGCCCAGTAGACTAGGCCTAGCGCATGAGGCATGTCAAGTAGACTAGGCCTACTCGATTAGGCATACTGGGGTCATGGTCACCCGAGACGACGTCACCAAGATCCGCCACGACTACGAGGACACCGTCGCCGAGGCGGAGCGCATCCGCGCCATCGCCCTGGCCGAGGCGGCGGACGAGATGCCGCAGAAGGACATCATCGAAGCCACCGGCTACAGCCGAGAGACCGTCAGGCGCCTGATCGCCGAAGGACGCCAGCTCGCCAAGGAGGCAACCGCATGAGCAGTGCGGCACCACCCTCAGGGACGACCCGCTATCTGTGTCCCCTCGAATGCGGGTGGCACCACGACGTGCCGCCGCCCAGCCTCGACCGCATCACCGAGCTCGGCGCGACTGCCGACCCTGCCGTCTCCGATGCCCACGAGGCGATCAACTCCGTCGCCCGCGACGCGTACCTCCGTGAGGCCACCCAGACGGAGACGGCACTTCGTGAGCACCTCGGCACGCACACGACGGAGCAGTTCGTGCGCGTCATCCACGGCCTGCGCGTGGAGGTCCAGCAGCTGCGGGGCGCGGGCCCGGTGCGCCCGGACGAGGAGCCCACATGAGGCGCGCCTGGTTCCAAGACGACGACGGCACCTACCGCCGCAACTGCCCACTCATCATGGCCGAACAGGACCAGCTGCTGAACATGCTGCTCCCGTGGCGCTACCGCGCACTGAAACGGGAGTGGCGGCAGGCATGGCGTCACGGCGTGATCCGCTCAGACACGATCGGCCGTCGCGACCACGTGGTTACGGCGGCTCCGTTCCGTGAGGCGTACCCGGACAAGCCGGGGCTGTGGAGCCTGGACGAGGAACGAACGGCATGAGGCGCGCCCTCACCGCCACCCGGGAAGCGGCCGGGCAGGCGTACGGATACGTCCGCTGGTGCTTCCCGAAGGGCCACCTCTGGACAGGGCGTAGCGACGAGCACCCCGACTGGAAGGGCGTCTGCGTCACCTGCGGCAAGGTCGCACCCCCGCGCCCGAGCTGGCGCCGCTTCATCCTCATGGGCGACTGCGTGCCCAGCGAGTAGCCCACCGCATGACGAAGGCCCCGCCCGGGGTACTGGGCGGGGCCTTGTCGTGGTGAACAGCAGCGCCCCGACACCTTGGGAGAGCGGAGCGCCGCCGCCGAAGCAACCGCTGGCGGATGTGACCGTTCGCAGCTCCGGATCACCCGCTACGCGCTGCGACGCGTAGGCGCCCCCGCGATCGCTTCGGCCTCCGACCGTAGACGCCACCCACCCGGAACACCAGACCCCGGACGAGGGACGTCTCCGGCTACTTCACCAACCACTCCGCCGGCTCATCCAACGAATCCGGCGAGTACAACACCCGCTCCGGCCGCCCCAACTCCGGCACCTGAAACGCGATGTTCCCCCGCACGCAGTCCCCGACCTTCACCTTCGCATCCATCGGATACAACGGCTGCGGCAGCTCCCCAGCATTCGTCCCTGCCGCCTCCACACGCGCCCCATCCGCATACGCGAGCGACCACACGAGCGGACTGACCCCGAACCCGTCCGTGCCCGTGTTGCACACCTTCACCTCCACCGCGGCCCACTTCTGACCCGACGACAGCATCTCCGGCACGCCCTTGATCCCGGTGTCCTGGTACTTCAGCACAGCCGCAGTGAACTTGGCGTCCGAGGTGCTGATGTTCGCCGTGTCGCCGACCTTCAGCGTCTCCTGGCTGGCCGTGGGGCTTGGGCTCGGCGACGTTTCGGCGGCCTGTGTGGTGCTCGCCTTCGACACGGCGGGCTCGTCGCTGCTGCCGGAGGAGCAGGCGGTGGCTCCGGTGAGGAGCAGGGCAGCGGTGAGCAGGGTGGTGGTGTGGCGCATGGTCCCCCCAAGGATGTGACAGTTGGGGCGGATCGTAGCCGCCGGCACCGACAGCAGGCCCGGGGAACGGCGAAGGCTCCACCGACGGGGGGATGCGGTGGAGCCTTCATCAGGGGCATCCGTGGCGCTCGAACCTCGGCTGCATGGCCAGTGTGGCACGGCACGTCAGGTGAAGAGGCGTACTACAGCTTCCGCGAGGATGAGCAGCACGAGCCCGATCAGTAGCACTCGCGTGTCCACGTACCGGCCGTCCGGGTCCCGCGTGCTTCCCGGCACCCGCTCGATCGCCTCACCGGCCGGCACGAGGCCGCCGTGCTCGTCGTCGCGGTGCTGCTGCCTGCAGGCTTCGGCGTCGGCCCGGGTGGGCTGTGGTCTGCTCGCGGCACGGCAGGTGCGGCAGCGGTACACGTACGGCATCAGGCGCTCCGCGGCGGGATGGCATCGGTAAGCGCCTGGGCTGCTGCGGCGGCGACGCGTGCGGGATCGGACCGCTTCGCTTCCGAGCGACGCCTGAGGCAGGCGAACAGCGCCCACACTGCCAGCACGACGAGCGCGTGCACGCAGATCATCAGCAGGGGCTGAGCGAAGTACGAGCGGAAGAGGCCGGGTGCCTCGGCGGGCGAGAGCCTGGGGAACACCTCGCGACGGGCCAAGCGGTCAAAACCTACGACCCACAGATAGGTGCCCAGCAAGGGCAGGACAACCCAGTACCGGATGGGTCGTCGGCGTGGGGATGCAGGCGCTGCGGCAACAAGGTCTGCCACGTGTTGGGCGAAATGGGGAGCATTGAAGAGCCGATGCCCGTCGTGGATGTGCTGTGTGATGAGCTTTTCTTCGAGGGCCCCCAGTCGGCCCTCTGGTGCGCTGGCGATCTGCGTGATGACGGGAGCCAGTTGCTGCATGCGCAGAGTGCCGATCCATACCTGCATGGCCGGGTTGGTAGGCGACGAAAGGTGTCCGGCGAGTCGCTCGCTGAGCGTCTTCGTGGTCTTGCCGACGTATCGGATGGTGCCGTCGCGCGGATCGGTGAGGGTGTACACGGCTCCGGTCATGGCGTTCGCGGGCCTCTCTTGGTGTGTAGCTGGCCCCTGTAGCTGGGGCGTAGTCCAGGTGTGGTTTCGCAGGTCACGCAGGGTGTAGTTCAGACTCCGGCGGGTCTTGGCCTTCACGGTCGGGGAGAGGCTCGGGAAGGGGTGGAAGGTCGTCTCGGTGGATGCCCACGGTGACACCCAGGCCGCGCACGCGGACGCGGTTTTTGACGGGGAAGCGGTGCTGTTCCAGGTGGGTCCGGAGCGTGGTCACGTCGAGGTTCTCGAACATGCCGTGTGCTTGGGCGTGGTCGAGGAGGTCGCGGAGGTGGACGCCTTGCCGGTCGCCGATCTGTTGCCAGATCCATTCGAGGGTGGCCGTGTAGACGTCCTGCTGGGGGGTGCCGGTCGGTTGGTCGGCGGTCGGCTCGGGTTCTGCGGCGGCGGGGGGCGCCACCCACCAGGCGGCTGCGCACCAGGCGACGACCGCTGCGGGGATGGCGAAGCGGGCGATGTGGGGGGCGTGCCAGCAGCCGTATCCGGCGACGTAGGCGCCGAGGGCGAGGGCGCCGAGGCTTTCCTGGAAGCTGAGGCGTTCCCGGAGCGCTGACCATGCCCGGGCGGCGAGCACGACGGATCCGGTCCACAGGGTGGTGCCCGCCCCCGCGAATGCGAGGACGGGCCGGATTTCATCCCTGAGCCAGGCGGGGAGGAGCCTCTCCCCTACCCTTTTAACGATCTTCATCAGGTGGCCCCGATCGCTTGCGCACCCGTCAGAATGAGGGCCTGTGGGAGGCCCCAGATGCCCCCGGCCTGCGCCCACACCCCGGCCGCGATGATCCCCGTGAGCGCGGCCTTCCCCGGGGACAACTCCCGGAAGTACATGAGGCAGGCGAGCAGCAGGCTCACGGCGCCGAGGCCCGCGGTGCCAAACCCGCCGCCGGTGAACACCGAGGCGAATGCGTCACTGAGGTTCCTCCCGACCACCCAGATCGATCCGGCGACCATGTAGAACGTGCCGGCTGCCACGCCGACCCATTGGGCCTGGTCAGAGGTGAGGCGCTTGCGGATGCGGGACTTCTTCCCTCCACCGCCCCCGCCGGCGGCTGCAGGGCCCGCCCCTCCGCCTCCCTTGGGGTCGCGGATGCCGGTCCACAGGATCAGGGTGAGGACGAGGGCGATACCACCCGCCCCGACGCTGCCGAGGATCTTCCCGCCCTCGATGCCGACGGCCGCAGCGGGGGCGGCGATGATGCTGGTGTGCACGGATATCTCCTGGTCAGTGGGCTGCGGGTGCCCAGAGGGCGAGTGCGAGGACGGCGGTAGCGAGGGGGATGCGGGCAGCCCAGGCGATGCCGGGCCACCAGTGGCGGGTGCGCCGGTCCCACACGTGCGCGATCAGCAGGGTCGCGACGACGCCGAGGACGACGCCCGCGCCGATGCCCTCGCTTTGGCCGCAGTCGTGGAGGGCCCACGCGAACTGGTCGTACAGGCCGAGGCCCCATCCGGCGCCGGCCGCGCTGGCGTTGTAGAGGCCGGCGCGGGTGCGGTCGCTGAGCGCGGCGGGCGCCCGGTCGCGGACGCGGTGGACGATCGCGGGGGTGTGGGGGCGCGGCCAGTAGCCGGGTTGGGGTTCGAACCGGCCAGCCCGGGCGGGCGCGTCGTCGTCCGGCTCGTCCTCGTCCTCGTCTTCGTCGAGGAACGGGTCAGACTTCGGCGCCCACCAGTCCTCCGCCGGTACGGGCGGGGGCGCGTCGGGGCCCACGCCGTGCTGCTTGAGGATCGCCTTCATGCGGAGCTCGTCGCCCCCCTGCTCGGTGCCGCTCATGCGTATCCCCCCTTGGACCGGGTCCTGGCGCGCTCCCGGCGTACCGCCGCGGCGACGCTGTCCTTGTTCGCGTCGGGCCGGGCAGCCATCACGCCTCGGATCGCGTCCGCGTTGTTCGGGTGGTTCGCGATCTGCTCGCGAACGAGATCGGCGATGCTCGGCTGGTCGGGATCGGCGTTCGGCCTGTTCAACGGGCTGTTCGCCAGGTGTTCGCTCGGCTTGTTCGCGAGCATGCTCGGGGCGTTCGGAGGCTGCTCGCCCTGCTCGCCGATCACGTTGTTCGGCTGCTCGGCGCTCCCCGCGGTGAGGGCGAGTGGGGTACGCCGGTTCAGCTCGGCGCGCTTGTGGATGCGCTCCAGGGTGACCTCGAAGTCGGCGTCATCGCGGGCGAGGGTGGTGCGGGCCTCGGCGCGGATGCGGGCGATCTCGGCGTCCGCGCGGGCGTCGTGCAGCTGCGCCTTGTAGGACGACTCACGGATCACCGCGTCGATCTCGGCCTGCTGCTCCGGGGTGGGGGCGGTGGTGTCCTTCATTGCGGCGAGTGCGAACGCCCACACGATCTTCCCGACGGCGACGACGAACGGCCCGGCGACAGCCTGGGCGCGGCCGCCGACCTGGTGGCCGTGGATGACGAGGAGGAGGGCGACGCCGACGGCGATGAGCCAGCCCGCGAGGGTGGGTGCCCAGCGACGGCCGGCGAGGGTGACGCCCTTGTATTCGGCCCACAGGACGGTGATCCAGCCGATGTCTCCGGCGAGGGCGACGGAGAGGCCGAACTTGCCGGAGTGCATGAGGTCGGTGATGGCGTACCCGGACCAGGCCAGTGAGAGCACGGCGAGGGCTACGGCGCCGTAGAGGATGGGCGGGCGTTCGGTCTTCACGGTGCTCTCCTGGGAGCGGGAAGGGCCGCCCTGGTGGGGCGGCTGACGCGGGCTGGGTCAGGCTCCGTGCGGGACGGCGAAGAGGTTGGCGTTGGCGTGCCGGCGCAGGACGATGGCGCGCGCGTGCCAGTCATTCACCGCGTCGGCGATCGGGTCCTCGAAGGCGAACCACTCGGTGCGGCCGATCCTCAGCTCGGAGAACCGGGCGTGCAGCTCGTCTTCCTTCCGACGGTCGCCGGGCACGCAGGCAATGACGTTGCGCGGCGCAAGCGCGAGCGCACGAACGCGGTTGCGGAGGTGGGTGGTCGTGCCGATCTTCACGCGGTTGCCGTTGAGGATGAAGTAGACGACGTTCTCGTGGCCGCGGTCCGGGATGTGCAGCGGCCTGTATCCGGTCTCTTCGTCGAAGTTGCCGATGGCGAAGGCGACGTCGTTCACCGCTCGGCGCACTTCTGCTCGACGAGCTCGGCGGCCCGGTTCCAGTCGACGCTGCTGTCTCCGGCGCCTTGCTGCATCTGTTCGGCCGCCCATTCGGGTCCGCCCACCGCGATACCGAGACACATGGCGTCTTTGTCGTCCTTGGTCTGCTGTTCCCAGGAGAGGTCGACTACGAGTTCGGTCATGTCGTCGGTGAGGGTGGGCTGTTCGACGGGGTCGGGCTGGCTGGTGACGGTGACCGTCGGGTCCGGCTCGGGGGTGCTGGTGGTGCAGGCGGTAAGGGCGCACGCGGTGAGTGCGAGGGCTGCGATCAGGCGGAGTCTCATGGGCTGCTTTCGTGGAAGGGGGCCGGCCCCGCGCGCCGTGGGGGAACGGAGTCGCGCGGGGCCGGCCGATCGGGGGTGGGTCAGGTGGAGCGGAACCAGCCAGTGGGTTTGCCGTTGCCGCGTTGGCGGTCGCTGTCTTCCCAGCGCTGGCCTTGGCGGGCGGCCTTGGCGGCTTTGGTCTGGTGCCGTTCGCGGCGCTTGCGGGCGGCTTCGTCGCTGGCGCTTTCTCGGCCTGCGTACCGCTCTGCGGCGAGTTGGTGGTCGTTGCCGCCGAACAGCCAGGAGAGTCGGCCCATCAGTGGTCACCGTCGCTTTCGGCGGTGGCGCGGATGCCGGTTGCGCCCCAGCCGTTGGCGTAGTCGGTGGCGGCGCGGGAGTGGAGTTCGGCTGCCGTGGCGGTCGCGTCGTCGGCGACGGGGGTGGTCGGCTGCTCGCTCATCGGGTCGCCTCCGGGTCGCCGTAGTTCTCGGGGAGTCCGTGGCGTCGCAGCCATTCGCTCTCGTAGTCGTTGCGGCCGACCGCTTCGAAGGTGGCGCGGGCGTCGTTGACCTCGTCGTCGGTCATCTGGGTGGAGGTTTTGTTCGCCCAGGTTTTGCCGGTGAGGTCGGGCCAGGGGGCTGCCGATCCGCTCATGCGTTGGCCCCTTGCTTCGGGAAGGGGTTGGCGGCGAGGTGCTTGGTGAGGGCGCGCCCGGCCTTGGCTTGGGCGGGGTGGCGGAGGGTTCCGCAGAGGCCGCAGTTGCGGGGGTCGTGCTTCGGGGTGTGCTGATCGCTAGGCTTCACGTGCCTGCCTCTTCGTCACGGTTGAAGGTGGGCGGCCCCGGCCCATCAGGAGTGGCGACTCCGGGCCGGGGCCTTGTTGTTGATCACGGAAGGGCAGTTGCTCCCGTCCGTTGTATGGGGACCGTACAGCGTTGTATGGTCCCCATGCAAGAGAGTCGGGGCGTGCCGCTTCCAGCCGGGAAGAGAGGAGCGGGCGTGGACGACGCGAACGAGGAGGTGCAGCGGGTGTCAGACGCCCTTGAAGCCGTCGACGGCATCGCGGATCTGGAAGAGCGCGTGCGTGCGAGAAACCAGGTACTCGCGCTTCAGGCCACGCGGGTGAAGGACTGGCATGCGGAGCGGCGCGACCTCGTGCTCGCGATGCGTGCCGAGGATCCGCCGGTCCCGATCCGGACGATCGCCGCGCGGTTGGAGATGTCGGCGGGCGTGGTGCAGGACATCATCCGTGGGCACACCGGCTCGTGGAAGAACCGAGAGAAGCGGCCGGAGGCTGAGTCGGATGGATGAGCTGGTGCGGTGGTTGGGCGAGCAGTTCGACGAGGACGAGCGGATCGCGCGGGCAGCACCGCCTGGGCCGTGGCTCGGAACGGACGCAGAGGATGTCGGCGCCTGGTCTGTGTATGACCCGGAGTGGCTGATCGCTTCAGCGACGGTCTACACCCACAACCAGCCGATGGGCGGGAAGCGCGGGCCCGGGTATATCGACGCCTCGGCGACCACAGCCCACATCGCGGAGTGGGATCCGGCTCGGGTGCTGGCCGAGATCGACGCGAAGCGGGATCTGCTCGTCTTCGCCAAGGGCATCCACGACCACCACGAGACGTTCACGACCGGCGTCTACGCCCGGCTGGAGAAGACGCTGCGCCTGTACGCGCTGGCCTACAAGGAGAGGCCCGGCTACCGCGAGGAGTGGCGGCCGTAGCCTGCTCGCGCCGAAGCCCCGCCTCGATGGATGAGGCGGGGCTTCTTCGTGCCCGGAGCCGTCGGGCGGAGTAGCGCGGCCCGGGGGCGCCAGAGCAGTGAAGCCAACGGGCAGCAATCCGATCGTACGACAGGCGTTCAGCTGGCGTTGGTGGGCGGGTTGTTCGGGGTTGTTCGCGCCGGTTGTTCGGCGGGCGGCCGGATGGCTTCGCGGAGTTCGACGAGCCGTGCATCCCACCAGCGGTTGATCAACACGCCGAGAGGCGGGGGTCCGGCTTTCACCCACTGCTCGTAGAGGGCGGTGACCGGCGCGGTGGACTTCCCCCGGTGCATGAGGTCGTCGGCTGCGCATGGGTTGGGGCAGTCGAGGCGGGAGCAGGTGACGTAGCCGCCGGAGCCGAGGAAGAGACTGCTGCCGTTGCAGGCGGGGCAACGGCCTTGGACGAGCGGGTGCGCGGCGGCGGCCGGGGCGGTGGATGCGGGTTGCTCGGTCACGGGGTGGGCTCCTCGTCGAGGGCGCGGATGGTCGGGCAGGGGTGCGGTACCGAGTAGTCGGGGTAGTCGCCGGCGGAGCAGTGTTCGCAGTCGCCGGTGTGCTCGTTGCGGCGGTGGAGGGTGCGGGTGTGGGCGATGGCGGCTTCGGCCCGCATGAGCCGGCCCGTGATCCCGTCGTCCGCGTACACGTGGGCGCCGGTCCAGGGTGAGGCCACGGTCACGGTGCCGTCGGTCCAGCCGATGAGCCACCATCCGGGCTGGGGGTGGGCGTGCCCGTCGGGGGTGGCGACGGTGAGCTGGTTGTTGTCGAACCAGTACTGGTGGAGGTCGAGCCAGGCGGGGACGGTGCCGCCATCCCAGACGTGTTTGTGGACGGGGCGCAGGTCGGTCACTGGCCGTTCCTGTCGTGGAGGCCGAGGGCGTGGCGGACCCCGGGGTAGCGGTCGTTGGCGAAACTCTGGCGCTGGATCTGGAAGTCGACCGGCAGCCCGGTGCGCTGGCGGGCGAGCTCACTGATCGCCGCGCAGAGGAGACTCCACAGCCCGTCCGGGAACTGTCCGGGTTCGACGGGCGGGAACAGGTGATCAAACTCCTCATCGGGCAGGATCAGGCGGACGTCGACGTCCCGCCACTGCTTGCCGACGGCGGCTGTGCCGACGAGGTAGGGCAGGTGGCCGAAGGCGTCGTTGATCTCGCGGCCGAAGGCGTCGAGGTGGAGGGCGGCGGGCATGCCGACGCCGACCATGGGACGGGGCTGGTCGGTCATAGGTACTCCCGGGGCGGCTCGATGTCGGTGATCGTGTGCAGCTGGATCGCGGTGAGGCCTTGGCCTCGCAGGTCGCGGAGGCGCGGGTCGTCGGGTTCGAGGTCCCAGTCGTCCCAGCAGGGGTCGCAGTCGGGCGGGGCGGTCACGGTCGGGCCTTCCGCTCACCGCGCGGGATCGCGGCCAGTTCCCGTACCCGCGTCAGCCGTTCGGGATCGGCGCCGAACGATCGGTGCCGCGTGCAGCGGGCGCACTGCCCGTAGGTGTCGTGCTCCAGCACCGGCTGTTCGCACACGCACGTCGAGTGCGCCCGTTCGATTGCCGAGCAGTCGCGGTGGAACAGTCCCTTCTCGCCCCGCCACCAGCGGGCGCGCGGCCCGTCCCACTGGTGGGACACGTTGACCGCGTCACCCTTCACCGAGGGGCCTCCGCACCAGGCGCAGCGGGTGAGGAGTCGGCGCCGGAGGTGCTGGAGCGGGCTGACCTGGATCTTCCAGTGGCGGATGTGCCACTGCCAGCGCATGCCACGGCAGGTGGTGTCGTCGTAGCCGGACGGGTCGCGGTGCCAGACGGTGATCATGCACGGCCAGTAGAGGCCACGTCCGGCAAGGACCATGTACGGGTCGCCGATGCGCCAGCGGATCCCGTCGCGGGCGGCTTGCTTGGTGCGCCAGTCCGCGATCTCGGGCCAGGGGCGTCGGATTTCGAAGGCGACGGTCAGCGGGTCATGCATGCGGCTTCCTTGTCGGTTCGGGCCCACGTGGGGCCGTTTCGCGGGCACAGGCGGGCTTCAGTCCTCGCGCTCCCACGTGGTTCCGTTGTCGTCGTCGTGGTCTTCTTCGTGGCCGGGTTCGAGCTGGCAGGAGATCTCGTGGCCGACGGAGTTGTGGGCCATCTCGCCGCAGACCGGTCCGGTTCGGCGCGGTCCGCTGTCCAGTTGATCAAGGAGTCGTTCGCGGGCTTCGCGGGCACGGCGCTTCTCCCAGCCTTGGCGTGCGCCTCGGGCGCGGTTGGCTTTGGTGATGGGGTCGTTCTTCCGGGCGAGGCGGAGCAGTTCGCGGGCTGCGCGGCGCTGGTCGGCCATCTGCTGGGCTGCTGCGCCGAGCGCGGTGAACAGGTCACCCATGGCGTCACCGCGTCGCGCCGGGTCGTGCATGGCGCGGTCCATATTGATCACGGCCTGCTCGACGTCCATGGATTCCGGCTTGTCGGTCATTGGACACCTCAGTACTGGTCGGGCTGTGGTTGGATGCGAGGCGGGGCGCCCCCGATATCAGCGGGGGCGCCCCGTCGGCTTCACGCGGCGGACTCCGTAGTCGTTGGCGGCTCCCTCAGCAGGGACTCCAGCGCCTCGCGGTGGGTGGTCACGGCGTAGCGGAGCAGGTCTTCAACGCGCTGGCCGTATGGCTGCGGGGAGTACCACAGCTCAAGGTTCTCCAGGCGGTTGTCATCGCGGACACCGTTGACGTGGTGCACGTTCTCGGTCTTGAGGAGCGGGCGTCCAAGATGCCGCTCCATCACGAAACGGTGCTCGCTGACTGCGCGTCCGTCTTCCAGTCTGATCATCACGTACCCCTGACTCGTGATGTACCGATCGCCGGGGCGTCGCCTCGTGTTCGTCTCTGACCAGTGAGCCGCGCAGTAGCCCAGCGACTGTCCGTCCCTGTTCCGCTTCACCTGCTCCGAACACTGATCGTTCTTGCAGACCTTGGGGTCCCTCCTTGGCTTAGGGACTCGCAGGGTGGCGTTGTAGTGCGCGCTGCAATACCCCATCCCGCGATCACGTCGGTCGCGCTTTACCGGCTCGTCACAACCCTCGGTTTTGCAGATCTTCTTTGCGGCCACGCTTGCCAAACCTCCACTTTGGAGTAGTTGAACTACTCCAATCCTAGCAGTAGACGACCTACTCAAAGGCGCTATCTTGGGAAGATGGAGATCCCCGGCTACCTCACGTCTGACCAGGTCGCGGCACGTCTCGGCATCAACCGGCAGAGCGTCTACAACCTCGTCAACCGGGTCGCCGACTTCCCGAAGCCCGAGAAGATCGGCCGCGCCTCGGTCTGGCCCGAGGCCGCCGTCGACGAGTGGCGGGCCCGGCACCCGAAGCGCTCGAAGCCGCAGAAGCCCGCCTGAGCGTCTCGCGCGACGCTGGACGTAAATCCGTGCGCCGAGCCAGCCGCGAGCCCAGGACGGCCCCACGGAGCGCCGCCGCGCGCCCCGCAGCGGCCACGGCTGCCCTTGGTGCCCGCACAGGAGTCCCGCGACCGCGACCGTCACGACGGCGATAGCGGCGGCAGTCACGACTGCCTCGCCTCGGTCGCGAACTCGATGACGATCTCCTCGTCGCGGACGTGGAACCGGAGCGCGCCCCCGGACAGGGCCTCGCCGACGGGGATGCCGTGTGCCTCTCGGTACGCGACCTGTGCCGCCGTCCACGCCTTGCCGATCTCCTCGGAGGTCGCGCCCCAGGGTTCGGCGGCGGGGATGATCCAGCGGCGGATGGTGCGGGTGACGGTCTCGGACGTGTATTCAGCCACGGCTCGGCTCCCCGCACTCCGGCCCGCAGAACGCGTGCTCGCCCTCAGCGTGGGCCTGCTCGCGTTCATGGTTGGTGCAGGGCTCACCGGCCTCGGCGTCGCACCGATCGGGCGCGGGCCCGCACGGCGTCTCGTCCTGTCCCGCCCCGGCAGCAGACACCACAACGGCGGGGGCGGTCAGCGTGTGGTCGGTCGTCCCGGGCCGGGCGTCGGGCACGTCCCAGGGCTCGGGTTCGCCGGAACAGCCGGATACCGCGCACGAGTGCTCGCCCTCGTCGTTCCCGGGTTGCGGCTCGCCACCCAACCGGCGCAGCTCGGCGACCTGGGCCTCGATCTCGGCCGCGCGCTTGTCGAGGGCCGCACCCTCACGGCGAAGTCGATCGGCTTCACGGGTCAAGGCGTCCCAGTCGGCCGCCGACGGCAGCACGGCCAGCACCGCGTCGACCATCTCGTCGGCCTCCGAGTCCAGGCTTCCGGCGGCGTCGGGCCCCATCAGCGCCTCGGCGATGCGGTCGCGGAGGGTGGCGGCAGACGACACGACCGGCACGGCAGGATCCGACCCCATCACGCGGTCGATGACGGCGAGGGTGTCGCGGGCCTGGTCGATGGCCTGCACCCGCGCGGACGCTGCGACGGTCATCTCACATAGGCGGCGGACCTCCGTAAGCGCTGCAGCCGTCCTGTCTTCCGCCTGCCCGGTGGCGAGTGCGGGTAGGGCGGTGCGGATCTTGTCGCGGAGTTCGCAGCCCGCGCACGCGAGGCCGGCGGCAAGGTTGTCGTGCCGGGCCACGGAGCCGTGCAGGGCGGACAGGTAGCGCTCGGCGTCGCGAAGCAGGCGGGCGGTGTCGGTGGTGGGGTCGGGCATGGTGCGACTCCTCGCGGTCGTAGGGTTCGGGGCGGGCCGGCCGCACGCGATAGCAGCGCGTGCGGCCGTGCTCGTGGTCATGCGGGCTGGTCGGAGAACAGGTCGAGACGGTCACCGAGCGGACGGTTCGCCCACAGCACCTCGGTGCGCGTCTTGTCGCCGTTGCCGTTGTTGGCCATGGCCGCGGTTTCGTAGACGTGCCAGCCGTCGAACAGCTCGTCGTACAGCGGGCTGTGGTAGCCGGACAGGACGACCGCGGCCCGGCACCCGGTCAGTGCGGCCGCAAGCTCCCGATGGTCGGCCTCGGCCTTCATCTCGTGCCCGTAGTGCGCGCTGTTGCGGGTGCTGGCCAGGTATGGCGGATCGACGTACAGGACGGCTTCCGGCTCGGCTCCGTACTTGGCGATCAGGTCGACCGCTGGCAGGCACTCCAGCGACACGCGGGCCAGGCGCTCCGCCACCGGGGCGAGCCGATCGAGGTAGGCGTCGATGTAGGCCGGCATGGAGACGCCGTTATTGGGGCCGATGATCCGCCGCCAGCCGGTACGCCGCGATTCCAGGCCGTTGGAGCGGGCCTGGGTGAGGCGCACCCAGACGCGGCGGGCGATCTCGATGTCGTCGTCGGCTGCTTCGAACGCGCCGTCGAGTTCGGCGAGGCTGTGCGGGGTGAGGGTGCAGGCGCGGGCGAGTTCGATGGGCTGGTCGCGCAGGACCCGCCAGAACGTCATCAGGTCGCGGTTGAGGTCGTTGATGGTCTCAATCTTCGACGGCGGCTTGGCGAGCAGCACCGACAGAGAGCCGCCGAACGGTTCCACGTAGTGGGCGTGGCCGGGCAGCAGGCTGACGATCCACGGAGCGACGCGCTGCTTGCTGCCGAAGTACGGGACGGGTGACTTCACGGGTGTTCCTTTCGGGGTGGCTGGCCGGCAGACCGGTCAGGCGGTGGCGGGGGTCAGTCGTGGGGGCCAGCGAGGTCTTCGCGAAGGACGGCGGCGCGCGACGCTTCGAGTTCCAGCCAGTAGGGCTCGCCCTCTGGTCCGGACAGCAGGACGATCACGGAGTCGTCGTCGCCCCACATCACGTCGTTCAGGCCCCACCGGAGGCGAGTGGGGTTCTCGGCGGACGCGAGGTCTTCGGTGCGCTGCTCCAACTCGGCACGCAGGCGGCGGACCTCGGCGACCAGCGCGGGCACGTCCTCCCCCAGCACGGCCTCAGCGTCCTCCAGCGCTTCCTGCTCGGACAGCGGCGAGTAGCAGTTGATCCAGCCGGACAGGGCGGCGTGTCGGCTCTTGGCGAGGGCCTCCAGGTCGGTGAGCTGCTGTTCGGTGAGCGGGGTGTGGGTCACGGGGTTCCTTTCGGGGTGCTGGCCGGCAGACCGGTCAGGCGGTGCGGTCGGTGGTGAGGCCGAGGAGAGCGGCGAGCCGTTCGTGTCCGGCCGCAGTGGCTTCGGTGGAGGCGCGCAGCTTCGCGACGGCCCGGCGCAGGCGGCGGACGGTCCGCGCCCTGTTGGCGATCAGGAGGTCGATCAAGGCTTCGGGATCGCAGCGGTCGAGCTGCTGCCGGAGCCGGGTCAGTTCCTCATCGGGTGTGGTCATGTCGGGCCTTTCTGGGTTGTTTCGTCGTGGTTGTCACGCGTGCGGCGGCTGTAACCGGGTGACGGTCTGGTTGCGGTGGGTGGTGTTGTCCCGAGTGCGTTGTCAGGCGGCGGGGTCGGTGATCGCGAGCTGTCCGGTGGCTTCGATGGCGGCTCGGCGTGTGGCTGCTGCGGTGTGGCGGTGGTGGTCGCGGTCGTAGTGGAGGTGGCAGCCCTGGCACATGGCGCGGAGGTTGGTCTCGTCGCAGTTCTCGGGGGTGTGGTCGAGGTGGGCGACGGTGAGGACGACCTTCGAGCCGGTGCCGTAGGCGGTGCCGCCGTTGTGGTTGGGGCAGCGGCCGGTGTGTGTGCCGCGTCCGCATTCGCCGTGGCATTCGCAGCGGCCGGCGGCGCGGACGGTGCGGATGTGGAGGCTGATGGTCTTCCAGTTGGCCGGGTAGCGGTGGCGGTTCTCGGGGCGGATGGGCATGGGGGCTCCTTTCAGGCGGCGTCGTGGGGTTTGTCGGTGGCGGGGTTGCAGCGTGTTGAGTGGTCTGCTGCGGGGTTGGTGGCCACGAACGTCTTGACGTCGGTGCTCCCGGTGGCGCGTTTGTGGGCGCCGCAGCGGGTGCAGAGGTAGTCGGCGGTGGGGGTTTGTCCGCGGTCGAGGCCGTGGATGTGGAGGCCTCCGATCCAGCCGCTCATGAAGCCAGGGCCTTCGTCGTGCCGGTGCGGCGTAGCCGGTTGTCGGCGTCCGTGTTCGCCTGGCGGCAGGCCGCGTCGATCGGCTCACCGCGCTTCACGTGCCGCGTGTACGCGGACCGGGTGCCGCACGGTGCGAGGAGTCGCCCGCTCTCGGAGTACGCGGCTGCCGACTTGGAGGCCTGCTCGCGCCGCTGGTTCCGCTCCTGCTGGTCCGCGAGATGCGAGGCCAGTACGCAGCCCTCCCGCTCGCAGGTGCGTCGCACGATCCCTTCGGCGGGCCGGCCGCGGTCGAGACGGAATGCGATCTGCGCGGGCGTGTGGTAGGCGCCGTCGCAGTAGACGGGGATGGCGCCGGTCCAGGCGACATGCCCGTCTTTGAGGTGGACGGTGCGTTCGTCGTATAGGGACTGGAAGGTCCGCGGGCGCGGCTCCTCGTCAGTGGTGTTGAGGGGTTTGATGCCGCGGCGGCGCAGGATCTTGCGGCGCTCTTTCTCGGAGAGGCCGCCCCATGTGCCGTACGGCTCCCGGTTGTCCAGTGCCCACTGTCCGCACTGGTCCATGACGGGGCAGCGACGGCAGACGGCCTTGGCTTCCTCGATGCCGGTGTCGCTGGTCTCGTACATGGCGTCGGGGTTGGCAGTGCAGGGTGCACTGGGGCGGCTGCCACGGGGACTGATCCGGATCATGCCGTACCCCCGAAGATCGCCTTGTACAGGGAGTTCGTGTGCTCTCGCATCGGCCGGTCTTGCAGGCAGCGGCCGGCCACGCAGCGCTCCACGGTGCAGCTGGGGGTGACGTTGCCGATCGGGCCGCGGCCGTGCTGCAGGCGGAAGGAGAAGGGGCGGGCGTAGTGGTGCTGCCCTTGGTGAACGAAGAACGGGGCACGGTTCTTGAGCGGGCCGGCCCACTGAAGGTGGCCGCCGTCGATGGGGCGCGTGTACTGGGCGAACGCAGCCTCAGGCGTGGTCGGCAGGACTCGGCAGGTTTTGGGCGCGGGCAGGCCGAGGGCTTCGCGGGTGCGCTGCACGGTGAGAGGCGAGCAGCGGAGCTCGCGGCAGATGTGGGCTTGTGGCATCCCGGCCAAGAGGAGTTCGGCGATGTCGTCGCGGATCTTCATCGGGCGATCACCGCCTGCTGCTTGGTGGGCCACTGGAACGCGGCGTGCTGCGCGGGGGTGAGTTCCTGGATGACGAGGGTGAGTTGGCTGCCCTTGACGACGGGTCCGATGCGCATGTCGGGTCCGACGAGGCGGGTGTGGTCGTCGTCTTCGAGGACGCCCGCGTCGACGAGCCCGTCGACGGCGGCCTTGAAGGATGGGTAGAAGTTCGCGGGGTCGATGCGGCGGCGGGACCCGGGGTGGAGGACTCCGAGGATGTACGCCCGTTCCAGGACGTAGTCGGGGGTGGCCGCGGCGAGCGCTGCTCGCATGTGCTCGTTCTCCGAGCAGGCGGTGTGGGCGGCGGAGCGGAGTCGGCTGGTGAGGTCCGCGCGGACGCGGTGGTGGATGCGCTGGTTGGCGCTCATGAGCTTCAGCCCTGGGGGGAGGTCCAGGGTGAAGAGGCGGGGTGGTGTGGTCACAGCAGCGTCTCCTGTACGGGTTGGGGCGGGCATTGGTGGTCGCGGACGACGGGGTGTTTCGGGGGGCCTGCGCGGATGTGGAAGTGGGTTCGCCAGGTGAGGCGCCGTACTCCGAGGGCGTTGGTTGTCAGGTGCCAGGTGAGGCGGCCTTCGAGGCGGGCGAGGAGTTCGGCGGTGGTGTCGAGGGGTTCCGGGTCGGCGATCACGTCGAGGGCGGCGACGCGGCCGGCGCGGGCGCGTAGGACGGGGCAGTGACAGCGCGGGCAGGTGCCTTCGCGGATACGGTCACTGGCTTGGTCGATGCGTTCAGCAAGCCATTTCGGCTGGTCAGAGCGGGTCATGGGTGGCTCCTGCTGTGTGTGGTGCCGGTGGGGCAGTGACAGCAGTGACCGATCAGGGGGTTTCTCAGGTTGAACACCTTGCGTGCGCGTGGGGCTGGAACTAGGGATTTACGGTCACTGCGGTCACTGTGCGAGCGTTGTTGCAGGTCAGATGCGGTTTTTGACAGTGACCGTAGGGTCATCGAAACGGTCACGTATCGGTCACTGCTGTCACTGAGGGCGGTGATCACTCGTCGCGCTCCTCGTCCTCGGGGTGGGCAAGGAGTGCGACGCCCACGTAGAAGCGGCGCCCGTTGGAACGGGTCTGCTCGATGCCGAAGCGGGTGCGCAGCTCTCGGCCGAACACCTGCGGCTTCAGCGGGGTCTCGCCTTCGGCGCGGCACCAGTCGTCGTATGCGGCGCGAAGCTTGGCGGTGTTGATCGCAACGTGGTTGCCGCCGCCGAGGTGGCAGCAGTCCGCCATGAAGCGGGCAAGGGAGTCCTCTTCCTCCGCGTAGGTCTCCGTGAACGCCATGACCGTGCCGGGCTCGCGCAGCCCCTTGTCGAAGACATCGACGGCGCCCGCGATGATCCAGGCGAGGATCCCGGGGCCTTCCTCCTCGGCGAGGATCCGGGCGAGGTTCTCGATCTTTCTCTCTGGCGGGACGCTGCGGGTGAAGGGGATGAGGCGCAGGCGCCGCCAGAACGAGTCGCCGCCGGCCTTCACCGCGGGGAGGTGGTTGCCCATCAGCCACAGGTGGTGGGTGGGTTCGAAGGTGAAGTGGTCTTGGCGCATGAACCGTGCGGTGAGCGCGTCGCCGCCGGTGAGGAGCTTCATCTTGGCCTCGTCGAAGCGCGCGTCCTGGTTGACCTCGGAGACGACGACGAGGCGGAGGCCCTGGAGGCGGGCGACTTCGGTCTCGTGCTGCTGCTGCCCGGCCATGAGGAATGTGTTCGGCGCGGTGGCCGCGTAGTCCCCGAGGAGCATGCGCAGGAGGTCGAGGAACACGGACTTGCCGTTGCCGCCGGGCCCGTTGAGGAACGGGAGGATGTGGAAGCGGGTGTCGCCGCTGGCGGAGTATCCGGCGAGGCGCTGCACGAAGGCGGCGATGTCGGAGTGTTCGCCGAAGGTGTCGGCGAGGAACTGTGCGAAGCGGGGTGTGGGCAGGGTTGCGTCGGGGGCGACGCTGGTGGTGCGGGTGTGCATGGCGGCCGGGTCTGGGGGGCTGATCTGCCCGGTGGTGAGGTCGACGGTGCCGGCGGGGGTGTTCAGGTGGAGGGGGTGCGCGTCGAGGGTTTCCATGAGGGCGACGGCGCGGGGGTCGGTCTGGGCCATGGTGACCATGGCGCTGATGCCGGATTGGGAGAGGCTGCGGGCGCGGTGTTTGGCTTCGCCTTCCCCGTTGGGCAGTGCGCGGGCGATGGTGCGGGCCATTTCGCGGACGAGGCCTGCGTCGTCCCACTCCCAGCGGTGTCCGTTCCAGTGGAGCCACTTGCCGCGCTGGGGGACGTAGCGGATTTCGGCTTCGTGTTCGTCGATGAGGCGGAGGGCGTTCCCGTCGTCGGTGCGGGTGTAGGTGCCCGGCCCGGTGTCGGCGGTGGGGTGGGGGTGGACGTTGAGGGCGGCTGTCCCGTCGGTGGGCGCGGCGGGGCTGCTCGGCACCGCGGTGAGGTGCCGGACGGGCTCGGGCGCGGGCTGGCCGAAGCCTTGGCGGCGCAGGGCGCTCGCGGCCGCGGAGTGGTTTCCCCCGTGGTTGAGAAGGGCGTAGGCACCGGCCTTGGTGTAGGGGACTTCGGGGGTGAATTCGGTGCTGGTGGTGAAGACGTAAAGGCGGTCGCGGTCCGCGGCTCGGCCGGTGGTGGCGGAGGGCTCGCGGCCGTCTTTCCCGGGGCGCTGCCAGTAGGAGGTCTGTCCGGAGACGAACATCAGCTTCCACCCGTGCGGGGTGAGGATGTCGGCCCATGAGGTCTTCGCGTCGAAGTCGTCCAGCGGGGTGATTCCGCCCTCGCCGATTTCGCCGCCACCCGAGGAGAAGAGGAACGCTGCGGCCTCGTCGAGGGGCTCGGCCATCACTTTCGAGGCGCCTGGAAAGTGATCGGGCGTCTCGTCCGAGGGGACGGCGTCGATCATGCGGCAGATCGCGTGGACTGACTGGTGTTCCTCCGCGGTGAGGACGGGCATGGTGTCGGGGCCGCCGGCGAGGAGTTCGTAGGGCTGGCCGGAGGGGTGGACGGGCCCGTGCGAGGGTGCGGTGACGACGAAGCCGCCTTCGCCGCGGGTTTCGATGAGGCCGCGGAGGATCTTCTTGTTCGGGTGCTTCTTCTTCAGCTCGATCTCGTCCGCGGTGTACTCGTCTTCGCGGGCGAGCCGGGAGGCAAGCTTCGTGTTTCCGGGGACGGGCATCCCGTGGACGCGGTAGTGGAAGTGGAGTCCGCCGGAGGGGCTGCGGTCGAGCCATCCGGTGGCGATGCGCTGCCAGAGTTCGCCGAGCCCGGATCCGAGGAAGATTTCGGCGAGTTGGTTGAGGACGCCTTCGTCCACGGCGCGGCCTTCGAGTTCGAGCATTTCGAGTCCGCCGGAGACGGCGCCGCAGATGATGCCGATCCCGGGGTGCCCGTTGGCGAACCAGGCGTGCAGCTGCTCTTCGCTGACCCGCTCGGACTGGAAGGTCTTCCATGAACCCCGCGGGTGTTTGCTTCCGTCCGCTCGGACGGCGACCACCGAGCAGCCGGCCGCGTGCAGCTGCAGCGCTGCGGCCAGGGTGTCGGGTGTGGTGTCGCTCAACGGGGGGCTCCTTGGTCGTGTGGTGCTGGCAAGGCCCGTTGCCTGGCGTTGCACCAGGGCCGTCGGCGTGGGCACCGAGACGGGCGGAAAGAGAGGAGAGGGGTCAGACCGGGGTGCCGTTGAGGATCGGCGTGTCGACGCCCTCACCGATGGCCGTCAGGACGTCGGCGAACGCGGCCTTGGCGCGCTCCTCGGGCTGCTCCAACTTGAATCCGAGGGCGAGTTGGCCACGGTCGATGCGGTACTTGAAGCGCGCGGTCATCGAGTAGGCGTCGGCGCCCTCGAACGGCGGTACAGCGATCTTGAATGTCTCGGGGATCTGCAGCTCGCCCTTCGCGCCGGCGGTGCCCTTGGTCTCCTCGACGTAGGAGAACTTCCGCTCGCCAGACTGGAGTCGGCTGCTCGACTGGAACTCGGCCTTCGTCGTCGCCTTGATGGACTGCGCGATCTCCAGCATGGTCGCGGCGTCGGGCTCGACGAGGTATGGCAGTTGGTCCTCGAGGAAGTTCGCGAAGGCGTCCTGGTCGACGAACTTGTCGTCGAGGGCGAGCCACTGCTGCCAGGCCTTGGTGCGGCGCAGGCCGAGAACGAGACGGTGGTCGCCGAAGTCAGGCTCGTCGGCGGAGTGGGCGTTGAGGACGGCGGTGACAGACAGGGCCTCGACGTCGCTGTAGACCTCGGTGGCGTCGCCCTTGTGCTTGGCGTAGTAGACGAGGAAGGACGCGGCGTCTCGGACGGTTGTGATGCCGGTCTTCCTCGCGAGGGCCCCGGTGTACTCGGGCCCGGTGAGGTCGAACTTTTTGACGTCGCCGTTGGCGGTGGCGACGAGGTAAATGCCGCCGGGCTCGACGTCTTGCGCCTTGAGTGCCTGCTGCGCAAGGGCGGCGACGGCCTGGACGCTGGTGTCGGTGTCGGTCACTTCTGGATGTCCTTGATCTCGTTGCGGGTGGTGGGCAGGTCGCGGACGTCAAACGCAGACGTCTGGCGCGGGTCATTGCGGGTGGCGTGACCGTGGCCATCGACGAAGTAGATGGAGGGCGGTGCGGTCGCCTTCGGGGCCTTGAGGACGCTGTCGATGGAGATCGCGACCGGTGCCCCGTCCATGCCCCCCTTGGGGGGTTCGACGGTCACGGTGAGGGTGAGCGTGCCCTTCTTGCCGTGCTCCTGTACGGCGGCGAGGAGCTGGTGGAACTCCTCGCTGGCCTGCTCGTGGGCTTCGCCGCGGGAGTGCTGGACGAAGAAGGCGGCGAACTCCGCGGGCTGGGCTTCAGTGCTCATGTGCAGTTCCTGTCTCGGTGGGTTGGCCCCGCCCGCGGCCACTGCCAGGGGGGAAGTAGCGAATGGCCGCGAGCGGGTGCTGGTGGGGTGGCGGCTAGAACGCGGGCACGTCACCCGGGTTGGCGGGCGCGGGAGCCATGGCCTGCTGGCCCGCGGCCTGCTGCTGTGCGAGGAGCGCCGCAGTGGCCGGGTTGGCCATGGCCGCCTGCAGCTGCTCCGGAGTGAGCCCGGGCACCGAGGCGGCCGGCGCCGGGGCGGGTACCGCGTACTGCTGCTGCGGGGCGGCCTGGGGCGCGGCCTGGGGCGCGGTACCCGGGTCCGGGGTGTGCAGCGCGTTCGTCGCCGCGGGCACGTACTGCGCGATGTACTGCTTCGGCGGGCTCATGCCCGCGCCCTTGGACTGCCCGTCGTGGGTGTACTTGACGGTGAGGGTGCCGCCGATTTCGAGGCCGCGTGCTCCGGACTGCGTGACCGCGTCGGCGATCACGTTCTTCATCTGGCCCTTGACGAAGATCCGGCGGCGCCCGTCGTCCTCCTCGATGGCGGGGTCGCGCTCCTCGGTCTGCACGGTGACGACGAGCTGGAGCATCGGGTTGCCGTCGCTCCAGAACTTGAGGGACTGGTCCTTGATGTCGCGCTGCTGCTCGACCTTCGGCTTCTCGGTGATTCGTCCGCTGACGGTGGTGCCCGCGGTGGGGAACTTCGCGGTCGGCGCGCCGCCACCGCCCATGAGGAAGGCGTCGGCGTCGGGGAAGGCCTGCGGCTGCTGCTGAGTTGTCATCTGCTTCTGCTCCTGCTGTGTGTTGAGTTACGCCGACTGCTTGTGAGTGGCGGGTCTGTGGGTGTGGTCAGGCGATGAGGGCTTGAAGGGAGGCCCCCGGGTTCGAGGACTGCACTCCGGGGCATCCCTGGGAGAGGTCGCTGCTGCCCGGCTTGAGGTAGGCGCAGAAGCGGCAGTTGGGCTTCTCGGGGATGGCGAACTGCTGCCAGCGCTCCGGGTGCGATTCCGGGTCGAGAGCCATGACCTGGTCGCGGATGCGGTCCAGACGAGCCAGCGCGTCCAGCGCGATCTGGCGGTTGTACGCCTCGCTCCACACGTGGACTTTGAGCTCGTGGTATCGGGCGATGAAGACGATGACGACGCGGTCGACGTGCTCGCCGGCGTTCTCCTGGCCGAGCCCGTACAGGTGGGCCTGGATGCGGTACTTCTCGCCGGGGCCCTGGCGCCGGTACTTGTCGTGCGAGCTGGCGCCGACGAGTTTCCAGTCGAGGTTGGCGCGGATCAGTCGGTCGTACAGGTCTGCACTCCCTGTGAGACGCGCGGTCTCGATGGGGCTGTCGCGGACCGTGACGCGGGTCTCGACCTTGTAGCGGGTGCCGCCGAGGGCCTCGTTGCGGGCTTCGAAGCGCTCGCCGATCCACAGGTGGAATCCGGTGCCGATGATCGCGGCGATCGGGTCGCGGGCGTCGTTGCTTTCGGGCCAGTCGAGGATCTTGTAGGCGAGTTGGCGTTCGCACGGTTCGCCGACCTCGGACGGGCCGATGGCTTTCTGCATGGTCCGTGCGCTGTTGGCGTCCGCGTCGATGATGAACTGGCCGATGCGTTCGGCGAGGGTTTGGCTGAACTCGTCGTTCCCGGTGGCGATCACGCGGGGTCTCCGTTCTGTTGTTCGTCGCGGATGGCCTGCCGGAACCTGTCGAGGCTGGCGTCCAGGTCTGAGCCCTCGTAGGCGGGCGCCTCGAACAGGAGCCGGAGTTCGCGGATCTCAGCGACCTCGTCTTCCGGGAGCTGGCCCGGTGCCAGTGATGTCCCGGGCGGCAGTTCGACCCACTCCGCGGCGTCCGAGTCCCAGACACGCTGTCCGGGCTGGCGTGCACCCCAGAGGAGCCGGTCGCGCTCGGACTCCGTGCGCCGAGCTCGCCGCACCTGCAGATAGGTAGCGGGGATACCAACGGCGATGACGAGGATGACGACGAGGACGAGTTCCGTGGTGGTGGTCATCAGACCTGCACCTCCGTCATGACGTGGCGCTCCCACAAACTGGCGAACACGTCGTCGCGGAACTTGTCCGGCGTGACCATGCCGAGGGGCTTGCCGCACTGGCACCAGCCGTAGAACTCGCAGTCGCCGTACTCGACGATCAGGGCGTGTCCGCCAGTGAGGAGGGTTGGGAACTCGGGGTCGCCCAATCCGGTGGGGGTGCGGGGTTCCTTGTCTGCCTGTTCGACGAGGTGGCGGGCTCCGGCGTCGTCGTAGCCGGCGGCGCGGAGGGCGGTGAGGATGTCGTCTCGTGCGGTCACTGGTTGTCCCCCGTGGTGGTGTCGGTGATGTCGGTCCAGCCGTCGGCGTACTCCGCAGGCGAGTAGTCGCCGGAGCTCCAGCCCGCCCCGTGGTAGCGGACCCAGCCGACGGCCGATGGTTCGCCCGTCACGGGGTGGGCGCCGACGGCGTCGCAGCGGAAGAGGAGGTGCAGGGGCGCGTACTCGTAGGTGCGCCCGGCCTCGAAGAACGTGGCGGGCAGCATCCGCAGGTTGTCTGGGCGGATCGCGCCGCGTTCGACCTTCGAGGCGAGCAGCCACACCGGCGTCTCCTCGCGGGCCTTCTTCACCAGCCAGGCGACGACGTCCGCCTTGGGCAGCAAGTCGGCCTCGGCAAGGACCTCAGCCCGGTGGGCGTCGCCGGGGCTCGGCCGCTCCACGGAGGCCAGCTCGTACGTCTCGGCGAGGACGTCCTCCGCGATCGGGTAAAACTCGCCAAGCACCCCGCACACCACGCGCTGGCCGGTCTTCACGAGCACCCACGTGGAGTGCAGTGCGTCGAAGACCTTGCCCGTGAACTCCGAGGTGAGGCCCTTGCCCGGGTCGACGGGGACGAACAGGCCACCGGTGAAGGCGGTCAGCTCGTCGAGGTTGTCGCCGGTCCACTCGATGGTGTCGACCTCGACGGGGAGCTTGCGGTAGCGGACGATGCTCATACCGCACCGCCCGGGGCCTGCTCGCCGCTGGTGATGTTGCGGATCGTGCGGATGTCCGCCTCGTGTGCCGACAGTTGCAGCGTCCAACGCCCGTCGACCTCAGCGTGGAACTTGATGCGGGCGCCCTCGGAGTCCGAGGCGAACTGGCCGTCGCCGATGGCCGCGACCCGCATGCGCAGGGTGTCGTGGGAGACCTGGTGGGCGATGACCTTCTCGATGTGTCCGGACTGCCAGGTGATCTCGTAGACCTGGTGCGGGACGTTCTCGTAGCGGCTCATGCGGCGGCACCGCCCTCACGCTGAGCCGGGATGACGATCTGAGGCCGCAGCACCGCAGCCCCCAGCCGGTCCGCCAGCGCAGCCAGCGCACGACCCCGGATCGGAATCTCGTGACCCACCCGCTCCGCGAGTTTCTCCACGAGGAGCTGCTCCGGCTCCCACCCGTCGTGGTCGCGGGCCATGGCCCGGTCCTCGACGATCTCCATGAGGAGGTCGAGGAGTTCGGGGTCGTCGGCGATCGTCTCGATCACGTAGACGAAGTAGTCCTCGAAGTCGAGGAGCAGGCCGTCGGGGATTCGGCGGGTGCCGATCCGCATGGGCTCGGTGATCGCGGGGCGACGGAACAGGCGGTGGATCGCGAGTCGGATGCGGTTCATCGGGTGGCTCCGTTCGGCCGGGTGGCGAGGAGGATGAGGAGAGCGGCCAGATCCCGGCCGGTTTCGCGGGCGAGGTACGCCGTATGCCGCACGACGTGCACGACGGGGGCCAGCTCGTGACGAGCGGAACCGACAGCCCGGTTGAGGTCGTGGCCCGCGTTCACGGCGGCCTGCCACAGCGGGGACTCGGAACGGGCCAGCTTCGGACGCGGGTCGAAGTCGGCGAGGTCCGCGTCGACGAACACGAAGTACGGGACCGACAGGCCGCCGTACACGGCCACCGCGAGGGACACCATCTCCGCCCACTCGGCGGGGCTATGGGCTTGGTAGCTCACTGGGCACCCGCCTCAGGCAGATCCCGGCCCACCCGGTACGCGTGATGCGTAACCGCGTAGTGCTCGCCCTCCACCGACTTCGGGATCAGCCCCGCCTCGCCAGCCAGCCGGTGGGCCGTCCGCCGCCACGCCGCGCGCTCCGACTCCAACTCCGCGACCCGGGCCCGCAAACGGTCCACCTCGGCCAGCAGCACCACATCGGTGGCCTCCGGGTCCTCCGCCCACTCCCGCGACAGAGTGCACCGCTGGCACATCTCACGCTTCGGGTACTGCGACGGCCCCCACACGTGCAGCGGCCGGTCGTCCTCCGACTCGAACTGAGCGGCCTCACAGTGGGTCCGCTCCCGCCGGATCAGCTCGATTCGGGGGTCAACGCTCAGGGGCTGCGGCGCCGTGCCCACCGGCACCGGCAACACACGCGCCGACCCGACAATCCCGTGCTCCGCCAACTCCGCCAACGTCGCCATCACGAACTCCGGGCACTTACACGAACCCTCGACCGCGTACAAGCCGCGACCGTCCGACGTCACCGCGCGCCGCTCCCAGCACACGCCATCCCTCGTGTTCACGACCAGCGGGTCGTGCGACACCGGGGCGCTCACAGCGACACCGCCACAGCAGCAGGCAGGACCACGGCCACCTCGACCGGAACGTCACGCCACACCGTCTTCAGCACGTGCCGGCGCACCCGCTGCCCACGCAACTCGAAGGTGTCCGCCGCCGCCCGCACGCTGCCGCCGAGGACCTCGGCGTACGCCGACAGCGACTCCATGCCGCCGTAGAGGCTCCCGTGCAAGTCCGGGATGATCGAGCCGATCGACCAACCGGCCTCAGGCAGGTCGGGGTGCTCCTGGAGGAGCTGCACCAGCGCGGTTGCCGCGCTGAGCTGGGTAGAGTTACTGGTCACGGGGACCTCTCTTTCGTTCTGGTGATGGGGTCGCCGAGTCGGGGGCTGCTCGGGCCTGGCAGTCGGAGCGGCCCTTCGGCGTGGATTTGGATCAGGCGGCGTCGGCCGCAGGCCGGACGTCAGGAGCCGGCCGGGGCGCCGGAATCTCGCCCGCGGGATTCGTCATGATTCGGCGGAGCTCTTCGACGAGTTCGTCGCTCGGCTCGGGGGCTGCTTTCACCCGGGCGTGGATCTCGGCGACGGTCTCGGGGCCGAGGATCGCGAGGCGTTCTTCGCGGGTCAT